CAGTATCTGAGTGGGGCACAGACCATCGAGGGTGACAGCAATCTTACAGCTGAAAACATCAAGTCCGGCGTGTCTATCTTTGGCGTGGCCGGAACGTATGCCGGAAGCGGCGGTTCCAGCAGCGGAAACAACAACTGCGAAGCGTATGTAATTACCAGCGCAGATGAAGCTGTCAATTTCAAAAGCACGTCCGGCGCTATCAAAGTTTTCGGTTATGGCACAGTAACAAGCCAATCCAGCTGGGGTGGCGGCACTACGACGCTGCTTGCCTTTTACGGCGACCACTACTACAAATCCGTAAGTTATGGTTCGCCATCGTCCACGGCGCTGTCCCTGTCTATCAACTCAGACGGCACGATCAGCGGATTGCCCAGCATGAATGCGTGTGAACTATTGGTTGTCAAAGGCGTATAACAAAAAGTTTTGAGGTGGTAATATGGCAATCTACCCGAAAGAATCAAAGGAGGAACCCGTATGAAAAGGCTGAAACATCTGATCGCCGCCCTGCTGCTGGCGGCCTGCCTTGTCGGCTCTGCGTCCGCCGTCACTCCGGCGTACAAGCCGCCCAAGCTGCCCGATATGTCTGACGTCAAAATCGAGGTAAGCGTTCCCAAATTGAAGTTTTCTTCCGGCTTTTTTGATTATCTGTTTAAGAATATCAAAATTCCTGTGGACAAGCTGCCAAAAACCAAGTAAAGATGGGAATTTAGGCGAAACGCATTACAAGTAAAGAGGGAGATTTAGACTATGAATATTAACTGGAAACTAAGATTTCAAAACAAAACCACTCTGACCGCAATCGTTCTGGCTTTTGTGGCGCTGGTGTACCAGATTCTTTCCCTTATCGGCATCGTTCCGCCCGTGAGCGAAAGCCAAATTGTTGAAGTTGTCGGTATGGTCATCAATCTTCTATGCCTGCTGGGCATTGTGGTTGACCCAACCACAAGCGGAATCACAGACAGCCAGCAAGCCCTCGCTTACGAAAAGCCAAAGGAGGCCGACAACAAATGATCGTCAACGTACATGGTGGTCACAACCGCATCGTCCCCGGTGCGTCCGGGTATCTGGATGAGGTGACAGAGGACAGAGCCGTTACCGCAAAGGTCATTGCCAAGCTCAAGGCGCTAGGTCATACCGTCTATGACTGCACCGACGACTCCGGCCGCACTCAGGGTCAGAACCTGGCTAACATCGTCCACGCGTGCAACGCCCGCGATGTAGACCTGAATGTCAGCATCCACTTTAACGCTGGTGGTGGCACCGGAACCGAGGCGCTGGTGTACTCCGACACCGGCGCTGCGGCGGGCTATGCCGTCAAAATCTGCGCCGCTATCTCCGAGCTTGGTTATCGCAATCGCGGCGTGAAGGAGCGTAAGAACCTCTATGTGCTCCGCCGCACCACCGCCCCCGCGCTACTGGTGGAGTGCTGCTTTGTGGATAGCGCAGAAGATAAGGCGTTGTACGACGCGGACAAGATGGCTTCAGCTATCGTCGCTGGCATTACTGGTCAATCCGCAGCAGATACGGACAATTCCACTGAAACTACAACTCATGCCGCACCTGTTGATCCACAGCCCGGCAAACTGACAGTGGATGGAGAGATTGGCGCAGAAACAATTAAGGCATTCCAGCGGCTTCTAGGAACCCCTGTTGACGGCTACATTTCCGGCCAGTCCGCATCCTGCAAAAAGTATTGGCCTGCGATTTGCGCTTCCGCTTGCGGCTGGACTGGTGGCAAGTCTCAGTTTGTGGCTGAAATGCAATCTGCTGTCGGTGCATCTGCTGATGGCCTGCTGGGCAAGGGCACCGCAGGGGCGTTACAGTCCTTCCTGTGCCGTGAGGGGTTCCCTTGTTCCGTTGACGGCGTATTTGGCGCGGAGTCCGCAAAAGCACTTCAGCGCTGGCTTAACTCCTAATCAAAGAGAAAGACCGCCCATCCGGGCGGTCTTTCTTATCTCAAGAGCGGGTTTCCGCGGACTCCTCCGTGCTGGCGGTAGATGCAGTCGTTGTTTTCGTCCAGCTTCGCTGTCTCATCCTGAATGAACTCACTCGCCCAGTAGAAGAACCGGCTGTATTCCTCGGAATCTACCTCAGTTCCGATTCTGAGCTGGAAGTTCATGAAATCTGCGACCTGCTTTGCACCATAGGCCACCTGACGGATGTTTTCAACTTTCTTTGCTTTAGTGTTGCTCATAATTCTTCCTCCTTGAGTGTTTTTGTTTGGTTTACGGGCTATAGTATAACCTAACGATAGCGATATATCAATAGTCGTTTTGTATAAAGATAGCGATATATAATTGTTCATTTTATCTATTGCTATCGGTATGCTGTTGGCGTAGAATTACTAACGTAATAGACCGTTATAAGGAGATGATGTATTTGCCAGTTTCAAAGGCCCAGCAGAAGGCCGTAGCCAAATATGAAAAAGAGAACTATGACAAGGTTTTAGTTCGGATGGAAAAAGGAAAGAAGGAGGAAATTAAGCAACACGCAACTAGGAACGGAGAGAGCGTGAACGGCTTTATCAACCGTGCCATTGATGAAACAATGGAGCGGGACGGCAGTCAATGAAAGGTACTTTTAAATTTTCTGTGCGCCTCGGTCATTTTGCTATTTAATATCAATCTATAGGATAAACAAAAGCGCGCCGCAAGGTTATTCCTGCGACGGGCTTTTCTCATGCATCCCCCAAGCGCAATTGCGCATCTCTTTCCTCCATAATTCGAGCAAGCATCTGTTCATTTCGTTTTGCTTGCTTGTCTCGCGCATCCATTACGCACTGGGCGGAATCTCTTGCTCTCCGTGGCATAAGACGCCCGGAATAAATTTGCGTCGTCTTGGGGCTTGAGTGACCAAGTTTAGCTTGCAATTCCTCCATACGCATACCGGAGTTCAGGTCTACTCTTGCGCATATGTGCCGCAAATCGTGAGAGCGTATGCCTTCTACGCCAACAACGTTTCTGACGTGCCGCTCAATAAGAGCTGAAAGCCACTGAGACGTGCCCCTTTTCCATGTGACTTCGCTCGTTTCTGTGCCGCTCAGTCGTTTCGGCTCCCCTGTGGTGCCAAACAGATAATCTGTGTCGCTCAACGAATCCGGGCGGAGTCCACTTGCGAGATACAGCTCTAATGCCGTTTTCGCAATCTGCGGCAAGTCCACAACACGGAATTTGTTCCCCTTTCCGCTCCTGACCGTTACCTCGTTATAATCAAAGTCAATGTCGGAAAGCTGCAAATCCAAAACCTCCGCATTTCTGAGGCCGGTTGCCATGATGAAAACCACAATCGCATAATTGCGCGGCCAGTAGCGCAAATGACTCTGATCGATATGTTCCCGGTTCATATAGAGGGCTGCAATCTCGTCATCAGTCAAGAGTATGTCGTAGGGTTTTCCGCTCTCCTTCGGCATATCAGGAATTAAAGAGCTTGGAACCGGGTTTTGCCTATAGTATACATTGCTTTTTCCACGCGTCTTATCCGACGCCCACTTAAAAAAAGTATGTAACTCAATGAGATACAGTCTTGCGGTAACAACCGAGGTGGAAGCTATAAGCTCATCCCGCCATTCCTGAGCTACAACAAAGCACGGCCCTTTCCTGCGTCTTGCTGGGTCATCCAGCATGAAATTATAGAAGTAGCCAAGAGTTTTACGGTAGCAGTTCACGGTTATAGCCGACTTTCCGACAGCTTGGCAGTTCCGCAAATACTGGTCTGTGGCTTCCTCGTATACAGCCATCTTAGACTTCATAAATCTGAACACTTTCCGTTTCCCTCCCCGAACATCTACCTGGTTCTGTTCTGCACCAGAACTTTTGCCATATTTTGCGCACATTATCCCCCGTGCCCAGATCGTGGATTTAGTTTACGCGCCTATAGTCAGCCTTCACAGCTCTTCGACGTCTACACACATATCCGCGTCGGCAATGTAGTTTCCGTCCTCATCCTCGCCGCCGCAGCACGCGCCTTCTGGGTCGGTGCCGTTTGCCATGTCGATGCAATACTGCACATCATCGACGATATAGGCGTCCTTTTCCTCGTTGTAGGGGAGAGAGCCTGCACAAAAATAGTCCTGGCTCCAATCGGGATCATAGCCGGAGCCGTTCCAACGGTGAATAGTGATTTCTACAGTGCGTTTTCCGTCAGTCAATTTCATAATTTTCCCTCCATGTAATTATACATATTGCTTTGTACATTTGCTTATTTAGATTCTACCACACGCAAGCACCGATTTCTACAAGTTTCACTTTTCCCGTGTTTTTCGGTGTCGCTGTTCTGCGCTGTACCTTGTAAATCACTTCACAAGGTACAATCTGGTAGTCTCAGCCGCCCGATTTCGGGCGTTCCGCTCTTTCACCTGTGTCTTCTTTGCGTCCCGCATCATCGACCGATACAGCCGCACCAGAAGGAGCAGAACAGCCTCCTTCACGGCGTAGCAGATACCAGCCAAAACCATCCCTAAAACACTCAGGCCAAGAATCAGGCCGATAGAAACAGAGAAACTCATATTTTGCCCCTCCTTACGGGTACTTTTAAATTTTCTGTGCGCCTCACTCAATCACAGATTATTCAGTTAATTACAGAATTTCGTTTTTATTTGCCGGAATATGCCGATACTTCCACGAAATCGGAAAATACAGGAGTCGAAACGTCTCCGAAAATGACAAGTGCCCGCTTGCGCCGACGGTCATAAACCGCTGCGTATGGCCATTCTTCCGCATATTTCCGCGCATCAGCTATTGCATCGTTCAGCCTGTTAAAATCCATCTTTTCGTCGCTTCCGCATTCATCTGCCCACACGACTACTTGATAACGCGGTGCTTTCAGCCGCGCATCGTCGTAACAGTCTGGCATATTCAAAGCCGGCTCTGCGTTGATAAGATTGTAATACGTCCATATCTTATCATCATTCGCCGCTTGAATCTTCTTTCGCAAGGCAGAGATACAATTAAAAGCGGTTTTCTGCGCGTCATCCCTGGTTCGCCCTCGCGTGAAGCAAAGCCCGATAGACGGGACAATGACGATCCACGCATTTTTTCCATCGGCGGCGACCTTGTAATAGCAGAAAACGCCATCAGCCCAGCCGCCTACCATGTCCGCGCTCAATTCTCCGCTATGATTCATCAGCGTGTAGAAGTCGCACTTTCGGAATCTTCCGGGTGCCCTGTAAAGCGTCCTAAGAATTTCCTGTCTCGCCTGTTCCATTTTATCGTGATCCATCATCTGAAATTCCTCCCGAACTTTTGCGCTACGCTGTTTTGTGCTGTGCTCCCGGACTTTTTGAAGTCCCCTGTAAACCCCTGTACGCCTCAGCGGTTCCGGCTTGTTTCCTGTGAGCCTCGGCGGGCGGCCATTTAGGCCGCTCCACTCCTCCAGCGCCGGAACACTTCAAGCGCTTTCTCCTCGTTGCGTCTGTAAAGGATTTGCAGGAAGAAAGCCGCCGCCGCTCGTCCCTTCTCGGTTTTCGGGTCCTCCCGTATGACGGCTTCGGCTAGTGCGTCATCTGGCAGCATTTCGGCTGCGTCGGTGATGTCCTGGATTTCCTGCCGCTTGCGCTCGATGGCCTCCAACACCCACGGCGCAAAAGTGACGTTGGCCACCTCGGCGGGCTCGGCTTCGGTGGTGCTGCCCTCTGGCAGGTTATAGCCGTTTGCGGCGTACTCCTCCACAGTCAGACCGGCGGCGCTTGCCTCGTCGGCGATCTCGTGCCGGACCTTATCGGCATAAACGGACATTTCTAGCAGTTCCGCGACGTGTTCAAATTTTGCGGCTTGCTCTTCATTACCATCTTTCCGGGACCACTCCGCAAAATAACGTATGTGGGCAATCAATCCGCCATCATTGTCACCCAAGTCATAACGGCCTTCATAGGTGCATTCTTCCCCGCCCTCGTCATAAATGACGAAAAAGGACGTTTTCCAGTAGCCGCCATTCTCGGCGGCTTTCATCTCGTCAAAATGCTTAAAGATGATTTCAGCGGCAGCGGGGGAAAGCTCAAGTTCTCCATCATTCCATGCATAAAAAGCGCCACATTCCGACCAATTGACCCGGATCATCGGCTCACCGCTGTTCTGCGGGTGCTGTTCTGCGGTCTCCTCGATAAATTTTCGGCCATTGATCCGCTCGCAGGTTTCCTCCTCCTGGGCGGCAAGCTCGGCGGCGTGTTCCTCGGCGATCCGCGCAGTTTCGGCGGCGTTGTTCATGGCCTCGACGGCTTCCAGGTCGGAGGCGGTCGGATGCCCCTTCGGCAAGGTCTCCAGCTCGGCGCGGTATTTCTCCAGACTTTCCCGGCGTCGGGCGATCTCTGTTTTATAGCCGTCCGCAAACGGCCCGCGCAAAGTGGCGTATTTTTCCAGCGTGGGAATATACTTTTCAGCGCTGCGGATTGCGCTTTTCAGCGCCGCCGCCCGCACGAATTTATAAAGCGGGTGCGACGGGGTAACGGTTGCATAGTCGCTGTCAAAATAGTCTGTATAGTAGTCCGTATTATTGGACACTTCAAATATGTCATCTGGCAGACGGTCATAATCCCGCGCCGAAATACTGACCTCATCGCGGCCATCGGTGTTGTTGTCCAAGCTGTAAAATACCCGGATTAACTTCTTTTCGCCGTTGACCCGCAGACCGTTGTAATAAAATTTAATAGATGTCGTTTTCATGATGTTTTCCCCTTTCATTTTTTCGGCCTGCCATCGTCAGCGCTGCGCGGCCATTCACAGCGGACGCCCTCGCGGGCGTTTCGGCGCATTATATCGCTTGCAAGCTGATTCCCTTTTCCCGCATCGCCTCGCGGGTGGATCGTCTGAGGGTGTCGCGCCAATCCTCAGCCCAGCAAATAACGCTGTTTTGCACCCAAAACGGGACGCGGAGCCGATCGAGCTGAGAAAAAACAAGCTCTAACGTTTTGCGGACCCGTTCCAGGTTTCCGACATCCTCCGGCGCCCGATCTTTTGTCGCGGCCTGTTCTGCGATCCAGTATTTCAGGCCCTCAAGCGCGTTTGTTTGTTCGCGGTTGGCTGTAAATTGCAACATTTCTTTCATTCTCCTTCATTTTCGTTTTTTTTGGGGGGGGTTGCTTTACGGTGCAGCCCCGCGAAAGTGTCCGCCTCGGTCGTTTTAGCCCTCTGTTTTGATTCCGGCCCGCCTTTTGAAGTGGTAATAGCTGCGATTCTCTGCCATCCGCTCAACGGTGTAAAGATTTTTCATTTTTGTCTCCTCCACGTCTGATAGTAAACGGCATCCATAACTGCATAACCCCCATCAACCTTTACAACGACATCCGCGCCGGTTGCGTGCTTCTTCGCCTGGTATCTGGTGGGATAGGTTTCATAAATCATTATTTTTCCTCCTTGACTTTTCCGCTTGCAGAGGTTAATATATAAATTGCCCCTGTAAATTGCTATTGATGTGGTTAATTTTTAGGGCCTGCGCCCCGGATGTGCTACCATCTGGGGCGCCTTTTCTTTTACTTTTTCAGCTTCTCCCAAATCAGCCGGAACAACCGGCGAAAAAGGAAGAACAGAACCAAGAAAAGAACGGCCAAAAACAGATTTTTCATTTTTACCCATTGACAAGGGCGGGAAACTGTTTTATATTTCGGGTGTGGAGGTTGCACCCATCCACACCCGCTGGAACATTATCTGAGCAGCTTAGATATTGCCCAGACAATCAATCCGGAAACAGTGCCCGAAACGGTGCTAATAATAAGTTCTTTCACCGTTTCACGGCGCGCCGCTGGATTTTTCCGGCGGCGTTTCCTTTTGCCCTTTCCCAATGGGCCAACCTCCTTTCATGCGGTGAGCTTTTCGCCCTCCTTGATTGTCTATATTTTACCATAACAACGCCGCTAATACTACCGGCAGAATAACTAATATATTTAACTGTATTTGTGTAATATTATAATCACTTTTAAAGCATATAAGTGACATTATTCTACGCATTTAATATATTTTAGCAATTAAATTTATTAAAACAACTGCAATAAAACGCAACAAGAATCTTTTTATATTTTCCATCCGCTTACATTTCTAACGGCTTATTTCTGCCAGTTCCGCCCGCACTGGATAACCGCATAGCCGGAGTTATTGACCACCAGCGCAAGCAGTAGCAAGCCATTATATATTATAATAATAAATTCTTACTGACTATAAATTATATATTATTATATTTATTATATATTATAAAGCAACGCGCCAGGAACCCGCCCCGACTGCTGGCACCCGCAACAGGCAAGCCAAAGCAAGACACCGCCGCAAACTACCAGGACAGCGACGCCGCCGCGCCCAGAAGGCCGCGAAGGCCTAGAGGACAGCCCGCCCGGTATCACCTGACACGCCGCAAAGGTCCGCGCATCTTCCGGCACGCCCGCGCCTCGTCGTTTTCTGCGCCGCAAGCCGCCGCCAAAGCCCGCCGCGCCTATGCTTATTATTTATTACTAATATAATATATATATATAATATATATAGAATTAATAATATATGTTAAGATAATATATAAATAGATAAATACAAGCAAGCAGCACAAGACAAAGCCAGCGCAGACCAAGACACCCGGCACCACCTGCACCAGACACCAGCGCAGGCAGGACGGACCGAGAAGGGGAGCGGAGACAATCACCCGGCCGCGTCTGTTCATGGTTATAATTTACAATAATATTTTCTGACCAATCAGCCAGCCGAGCCGACCGAAAACGCCGCAAACCGTTGCGGCGCAAGCAGTTTAACAATAATGCTCCATTAGCACAACACGACCACCCCCCCCCACTTTACAGTCAGGGCCGCGCTTCCGTCGGCATACGCCGACTAGCTGTTCCCTCTCAATCCACGTTCCGCTTCCCACCACGAAAAAAACTGTTAAAATTACACTCAGGAGGTGTGAGCATGGTTTACTTTGACAATGCGGCCACTACAAAGCCCACTGTAGCTGTTTTAAATACGATGACGAATATATACCTTCATTCGTGGGAAAACCCGTCAGCGCTCTACACAGGCGCTCAGAATGCATATCAGCTTCTAGAGCATTACAGGGGAAGGATAGCGCATATGCTCCATTGCGAAGATGGGGAAGTTTATTTCACGTCTGGTGGGACGGAATCTGACAACTGGGCGATCAAATCTCTAGCTACTCTTGGGGAGCGTTCCGGGAAGAAGCACGCCGTCTCCACTGGGATAGAGCATCATGCGGTTTTAAATGCGCTACACTCCCTCGAACTGTCCGGGTGGGAGATTACATACCTAACCACCTCAAAACTCGGTGTAGTCGATTCTGTGGCTTTAGGGGCGGCATTACGGCCTGACACTGCATTTGTATCTATCATGTATGCCAACAATGAGACGGGTGCTGTGCAGCCAATCAGGGAGATTGGAGTCATATGCCGGGAGCACAACATTCCCTTCCATGTAGACGCTGTGCAGGCTGTGGGGCACATACCTGTAGACATGGAATCGGACAATATAGACTTACTCAGCCTGTCTGCGCACAAGTTCAAAGGCCCACTGGGAGTTGGGGCGTTGGCTGTGAAGGGCAACATTCAGCTTCCACCGTTCATTGTTGGAGGGGCGCAGGAGCGCAATATGCGGGCGGGTACCGAGAACCTTCCTGGGGTAGCTGGTATGGAACGGGCGCTCTCTGACTGCTGTTCCAATTTGCAAGAAACAATTCACGAAGTTGCAAATCTGCGTCAAGAGCTGATTACGCAGATTGAGAAAAGAATACCTGGTGTGCACTGGGTACAGACTTCTTCTAACTGCCTTCCTGGAATCGCCAGTTTTGTTATCGAGGGTGTAGAGAGTATGCCACTCATTCTGAGATTAAGCATGGAAGGGGTCTATGCTTCGGCTGGTTCCGCCTGTAACTCAGGTTCCCTTGACCCGTCCCACGTCCTGCTGGCAATGGGGTATGACCGTGAGTTAGCGCATGGGGCTGTCAGATTCAGCCTGAGCGAAGATAACACCTTGGACGAAGTTCTATATACCGTTGATAAACTGTCCTCTATCGTCTCTGATTTGCGGGAAATGATGTGTTGACAAACTGTTTATATAGCCTTATAATTTAGTTGCATTACGGAGGATTGCCCGTCCTCACTGATGTTTTGAGCGGTGCATCTGATTCTGCAAATAGATGTTCGATAAACCTCCGGTGGACTCCCCGCCACCACGGCCAAACCGCTCTTATCTGAAACCGGTGCTCCTCCCACAAGCCCGGTTTCGTGAAGCAGCACCGATGCTGGATCGCATCGGTGCTGCTTTTTGTTTTTCACTTCCGGCAATAAAAAACTGCAACTCATTTTCTACACGGTCAGGATTTTACCGTTCCGTGGGAAACGAATTGCAGCAGCAGGATAAAATATTTGAGAACATCCTCCACACGGCAGAATCCGCTCAGAAGATGGCGGAGTTGCTCCGGGATGCACCCAAAGATCGAAAAATTGACCCATTTGCGGCGGGAACTTACTTCGCGTGGGCGTTCGGGTTCATTCGGGATGAAGTTCTGAAAATGGGCGAAAACACAGGCTACCTTCCTGACATCCAGCTGGAAGAGACAGTGGAAACCGTGGAGGAAATGCAGAAGCGATACAAAAAGTAACCGCGTCGAAATCGACGCAGTTAGAAAGCATAAAGAAGCAGCACCCGAATTTTCACCGGGCGCTGCTTCTTCTTTAGCGAGGAAGGCAAACATGAGACTATCATCCAAGCGCAATTATAGTTTAACAGGCTTTGCGTTCTTATCAAGTCTTTTGAAATAATTTTTTTAGGGGTTACTACCACGCAAACCTGCTGCTATAATTTTATCAGGGATGGGGGACACATCCTATTTGACCGCTCTGAATTTTTCTGTTTCTTTCGGTTCCGGGCGGTCGATCTGCTGGTGTAGCTCAGTCGGTAGAGCGGCGTCTTTGTAAGTCGATGATCGGCGGTTCAAGTCCGTCCACCAGCTCCATAGGGCAAGTCGATAGCCCTTTCTCCTTTCATGTATTTATAAGCCTTCATCGCCTAAGTGGAAGGCTCTTTCATCTAGCTGGGGAAGCTCCCTGGCAAACGATGAAAGCCACGGTGCAATTCCGGCGGCGCTATATATGCTGTCGTAGCTCTAATGGCAGAGCGCCTGATTCGTACTCAGGAGGATGCAGGTTCAAGTCCTTGCCGATAGCGCCAAATAAATATAATAGATCGAGGTGTAGCGCAGTTGGTAGCGCGCCTGATTTGGGTTCAGGAGGTCGTGAGTTCGAGTCTCACCACTTCGACCACGGCGTAGTACCCAAGTGGTTTAAGGGGGCGGATTTGAAACCCGCTAGACGGAGAAACCGTGCGTGGGTTCGAATCCCACCTGCGCCGCCATACACTCAACTCAGTCTTGCCGCTGTGACGGAATTGGCAGACGTGCAGGATTTAGGTTCCTGTGCTTTATGCGTGTGGGTTCGACTCCCACTAGCGGCACCACGGATGGCATACATAACCATCTCCTTTCATATATAAGCATTCAGCCTAGATGGAATGCTCCGCTTGACATACCTCCGGCGGCGACCGTGCAATTCGGGCGGCACTTTCGCACCAGTAGTTTAATGGCAGAACATCAGCCTTCCAAGCTGACTGCGCGGGTTCGATTCCCGCTTGGTGCTCCAACCGGGAGAGGAGCGGAATATATGCTCATCGGCGCACACCTGAAAGATGGTCTGGGAGAAAACCAGATAACCAAGATGCGCCCTCTCGGCTTAATACGGACCTTTAGCTCAGTTGGTTAGAGCACGCGGCTCATAACCGCACGGTCGTAGGTTCGAGACCTACAAGGTCCACCATCATATGCGGGGCGTTAGTGGGCAGCTCGAAGTACAAGGGTTGCGCATGGATGCAATGACCATGACCCGCCTTTGCTGGATAGCTGATTCATGCGCATAATTAGCGTTTCCGGGAGAATCACCGGGAGTCCAGCCCTAGTGAGACGTATTAGCCGTTTCTGCGAATCCAAGGAAACGGCTAATACTATTTAGCGGTGTAGCCAAGTGATTAAGGCAGGGGACTTTGACTCCTCCAGCGCTGGTTTGAATCCAGCCATCGCTGCCAAAAAGATAACCCCCTCGAAATCGAGGGGGTTATTACTTTATTCCGCAGTATCGCTGGACTCTTCAATTTTGATGTCTGGCAGGTAATCGGTGTTTTCTGCGACCCTGCCAATCTCGCCGCCGATGAACTCAAACGCCCAGTTGAACCATGCGCCCATGAGTTCCGTGTCTCCGATGCCTTCCGGCTTCTGCTCAGGGTTGCCGTACTTGCTGTCTCTCATCAGCTCTGCCATCTTTTCGCCGCAGAACGCCACCCAACAAATGTTGTCGCAGTGGTCATTATGAAATTCCTTCATCGTCTTGTAATTAGTCATACTCAAAATCCTTTCTTGCGTCAGGCAAGAACCGGTGGTATAATAGATTTGCCATTAGGCCTTGCCTTTTGGTGTGTCCCTGTGCGTTTGGTTGTTGCTTATTCCAGAGCGTACAGGGATTTTTTATTTTTTCCGTTCCAAAAACTGATTGATTGCTTCCCGAATGGCTTGCGCCACAGTAATCGATTCTTCCTTGCAATGCTGTTGCAGTTTTGCAAATGTATCAGCATCGAGTCGTATACTGAATCGAATATCTTTGGGATTATCAGATTTTGGCCGCCCTGTGCGTGGGCTCATGTTTTCACCTCTCTTTCCGTCACGCATTTAATATAATACTTGCGTGACGAAAAGTCAAGACTTTTTTCTTGTGCAAAGCACAGCCATATGATATAATGAATTTATCATCAGGCTCTGCCTTTTGGTGTGTCCCTTGCGCTGAACTCTTGCTAGGATGAACAGTGCAGGGGATTTTTTATTTTTCTTGTAGTTCGGCGTAGAGCTTGTCGATTCCCTCTCTAATAACTTGAGCTTTCGTTTTCCCAGTCGCTGCGCATATTGCTTGGAGCTTTGCGCCAGTATTTGCATCGTACCTGAATTTCAGCTCACGGTCTTTGGGGGAGTCAGTCAAGCGTGTGCCTTTTTTGATACCCACGCGCTTCACCTCCATCTTTGCGGGTACAAACATATAATAATGTGCCCGCAAAGAAAAGTCAATAGAAACTTTCTGATTTTCTGCATCGTTGATACTGGAAATCTCTCATGCTTTTACGAATGGTCATAGTTTTTCCTCCTTGATTGCGTTGGTTTGTTGGGATGCCATTATTATAGCATGGTTACGCAATTATGCAATTATCACTTCTTACAACTTTGCACCACCCTATTTGTGCACTTCACATAATTGCGCAATAATGCAAACTATAATATAATTGCTGTGATAGGGGGTGATTGTTTGGGCGGAAAAACCAGTGCGGCCAGCAAGAATAAATGGATTGCCAAGACCTACGACCGCATCAACCTAACCGTGGACAAGGGCAAGCGGGAAATCATTCGCACCCACGCCGATTCTAGGGGAGAAAGTGTGAACGGCTTCATTAACCGTGCCATAGACAACCAGATTGCGCAAGACGAAGAGAGCCAGCCCTAACGGGTTGGTTCTCGTTTCTTATTATCGGATATTACTTCAACCAGGACGCTTTTACCGTGCGTCACGACCAGTTTTAACTTTTTATATACTATCTATAGTATATTTCTATACTGTCTATAGTATATTTTTCTAACTTTTATATACTGTCTACAGTAGATATAGCCCCGTTTTCAGATATACTGTAGACAGTATATTTTTAGCCCATTTCATATACTGTAGATAGTATATCTGACCTTATCTGAATCTACTATCTATAGTATATATCGGCAAGGTCAGATTGATTTTCTATAGATTGGCAACACATTTTTGTCAACCTGTCAACGAAACTGTCAACTTTTCCTATCTTCTACAACTTTTTGTTGTGGACGTGGTTGTAGCTCAATTTCTGGCATATATTTACAGAATTTTGCTTACTTTCTAGAACATTTTCAGAACGCTTTGTGAACTTTTTGAAAATTGATGTATTTTTTCACCAAAATTGCCGAGCACACGACTTGTCTGCGGGCAATCTCGAAAAAGCTGACATAATTCTGACATCATCCATACCCCGTTTTCGTGCGGTTTAGCCCGGTTTTCCCGACCGCGTCCTAAAACAAAATACACGGCTTTTTTGAGCAAAATAAAACCGCAATCCATTGGTATCACAAGGATTGCGGTTTCTTGGTGGAAGAGAATGGATTCGAACCATTGTAGGCGGTGCCAACAGATTTACAGCCATTAAAAAAGTCTGTATTTCCAATGGTTAGCGGCGTTTTGACATAGATTCCAGCATTAGGGAATTGAGATTTTCGTTCAGTGCAGAGATGGATTTTCTTTCCTGCCCGACGCGCAAATCAGTATAAACTTCCCTGGTGACTTCGATTCTGGAATGCCCCATAATCTTCTTCACGGTAAGCTCATCAACGTTCGCTTCAAACATCAAAGTTGCCATTCCATGACGCAAATTATGGGCGGTGAGAGCAGGTAATCCCTCGTCATTTACAAGCCCTACGGCCTTACAATATGTGTACCATTGGCCCTCAAATGCGCTTTGAGTCATAAACTTTCCGGCGTGTTTGTAACCGTTTGGTGTGGGAAATAATAACTTGCTTTCTGCCCTGTTCTTAGCAGATACCAACGGCCCAATAAGGAGGTCTACAATAGGCACCGTTCTGATGCCAGCTTCTGTCTTTGGTGCCTTCACCGTAGGATTCCAGCAACTTAGATATTCCAACGATTTATCGACGTTTATTTCCCGGCGCACAAAGTCTATATCGTCCCATGTGAGCGCTAGGGCTTCTGACTTTCTGAGTCCAGTGCAGAGCAGAAGAAGCGGGAATAATCCGAATGGCGCTTCGTAGCTGCTCATGATGATTCTTACCTGCTCTTCCGTTGGGGCCTTACGTCTGCCCCGCCGCAATCCCTTTGGCAGCTTCACGGCTAAAACCGGGTTATAGAGAATATAGCCCTTTACGATTGCATAGTCGAAAATCATACGATACAGGGAGCGGATTGTGTTGACCACGGAACGACTCATCCCCTTGTCTTTTGAAACCTTCAATTCGCGGTCAACAATCCCGGCATTCATTTCCTCGATTGGAACGTCACCGTACTTGTTTACCGCATCCAGATAATAGGATTCATAATTGCGCCATGTTCTGGTTGTTATTTCCTCTCTGTGCTTGAGCTGCCATTCTTCCGAAACCTGCTTAAAAGTTATTATTTTGGGCTGTATTGCCTTGTTTAACTTCTCATAAAGCCGTTCTGGATCGCGGTCATAAACATACTTGCGTTGACCGTTTCCGTCCAGATAAGAGCCTTGATAGCGGCCATCTTTTCGCAGTGTAAACATCGACGCGAAGTCCAAAGTTTTCTTTTGCTCTTTGCCCATGATGTTACCTCCCCGTAACAAGCGTTTTTGTTTCTTACGGCGTCAGTTTATCATGCGCAGTTTGAAAGTCAATGAACCATCCTGCCCAACAGGTCAGACCATAAAACGGCGTAGAATGCGTTCTGAGCGGTTTTTATATGTCGTTGATTAGTTTTGCGTCTACACGCCTAAAAATCGCTCTATGGTCGCTCTGGGGCTTCTGGTGGCATTTTGGAAGAGTTCTCTGCGTGTGCAGGTGCGTATATGCGTGTGTGAGCGCGTGTGATGCTCGGTGTGCCGTTTTCAGAGCTTCAACGGGAAATTACATTCCGCAAATTCAAAACTCCTTCTTAGCCGTTCTGTGGCTGTTAGAGGGCAACTGATTGATTTGCGCCGAGCGAGATTGTATTTTTTTCTTTTCTGATTTCGCAGAGTTCCGTCTCACCCGCCGTGTACGCGCACGCGCATCAAGTCTCTGCATAGCTTATAGATATATATTATATATACTAGACTTGTAAGTCTTATCTTCTATTTAGACTCTTTATATATGCTAGTCTGTACTCCTAATCCTGATAGTCTTATCTTCTATCGTAAATCTGTACTATCTGTAAGTTAGTACTTCTACCGTACTAAACCTGTAAGTCTTATCTTCTATTTAGGCTATCTATATATGCTAATCTGTACTCTTAATCCTGATAGTCTTATCTTCTAACGTAAGTCTACACTCTTTGTAAGTTTGTACTTCTATCGTCCTAAACCTGATAGTCTCTACTCCTAGCCTAAATACTCAAAAAAACATAACCTGCATACAGTACAGACTTGCAAGTTAGTACTTCTACCGTTAATACGCTGATAGTTATAGCTTATACTCCTACCGACTATGCTTATAGCTTTCCTAAACCTAGAGTTCAAGCTGCTACGCAGTATTGCCACTTACTACCATAAATATTCCCATGATTTTACAATTCTGCGCACTGGTGACAGATTTACCCTAAGGTTGACAGTTTTTTGTCAAGATTGACAAACATTTTCTTGCCCGTTAGTAAGTTATTATTATTACAAAATCCAACGCATTTCGCCTCTTGGTGCATGATACGCTTTTGCCATGCACCGAAAACGCCGCAAATCAATTTACCGTCAAAAGGAGGAACGCAAATGAAAGAGAAGCGAAATAAATTAGGCATGACACAAGAGCAGGTCGCAGAGTGCGCCTGCATCTCGGTCAGGTCCTACAAGATGTATGAAGCTCACCAGCGCAAGCCGAATGTCTATGCGGCGATGCGCATAGCACATGTCCTGCAAACAACCGTAGAGGAGCTATTCGCTGGAGGTGAACCGTATGGGACGTGAAAAGGAATGCTTTCGGGACAATCTGGCACGATTAGATGAGATGTTCCCCGGAAGGGAGATGCTTACGGTCGCTGACGTCGCAAAACTGTACGGCATAGCTGACACCAGAGCACTCATAAAGCACGTTAAGTTTGTCGGGACCAGATGGAGCCGCAGGGTGTCTAAGGCTTCTTTGGCGCGGCAGATGAGTTCCTATTGACCATTCTCGCATTAAAACGCCAACGGAGGAAGGGAAAAATGAAAGAAAGAGATATTGATACCGAAATCAAGAAAGTCTGGAAGCAGCTAAGTGACGAAAGAAAGAAAATCAGTCTTTTGTATCTTCGCTCTCTTCTGCAAGAAACTCCTGAGCAAGCTGCCCGCGAAGATACCGCAGAACAAACTTCTTCCGTTCAGGGGACAATCTGAGCAGGATATAGTCAATTTCTTCATCAACATTTAAATCTTTAGAGAATCCGTCGTTCTTCGGAGCGATGGATTCTTTTTTTACGTCATTGTCCAGAAAATACTCAACCGGAATATCAAGAGCATCTGCGATAGCTTTCAGCGTATTTCCGCGAGGCTTTCCTCCGTTTTGCCAGTTGGTAATATTTCCGCTGCTCTTTCCTACCTTAGCCAAAAGAGCTGTGACGGAGATACCCTTGCACGCGCACGCATACTGCAATTTGTCATAAAACATAATACTGCCTCCTCATTTTTGTGCAATTCGTAGAATTGCGTTAAAATGCGTAATTTGCAGTTGTAATGCGCAGTTTTACGCAGTATAATGCAAATGCAAGGACGTAAAACGCAATCTACTTTGTTTCCGCAAATTCATGGTAGCACAAAAGCGCATTTTCGTCAATGCAAAAAATTGCGTGGAGGTGAGTTATTTTGAGCTTCTGGGAAAACTTCGTTTTGCTATGCAAAGAGAACGGAGAGAAGCCAACAGTAGTTGTTAGCAAGTTGAGGTTAAGCAGTGGAAACATTGCACGTTGGAAAAAAGGCGGCTCCATTTCCCTTGAGAACGGGAAGAAGATTGCCGAACATTTCAATGTGCAGATGGAGCGCCTAACGTCAGATGACGCAAAAGCGCCACCCACCACAAGGCACTTGGAATGAGCGCGGAAAGGAGGAATAAGAAATGACACGAAGAGATACGCAGACCATCAGCGGTTAATCTCTGGGTTGTCTGTGCGTCCAGTTAGGTAATCCAAAGATACCTCATAGAAATCGGCGAGAGACACCAACACCTTTGCGGTCGGGTCGCTTTTTCCGTACTCATAAAACTGGTACATGGATTGGCTTACACCAGAGGCTTGAGCGGCCTGTTTCTGGGTGACTTTCTTGAATTGTCTGCACCTTTTGAGAGCTTCATTTAGGTTCATGGCGTATACCTCTAAAAACATTATCGAAGGTATTGACGGCCTAATATATTATGCGTTATCATAGCGATACACCAAATATATTAGGTGTAATACAGAAAGAGAGGAGCAAGTGAATGTGGCATTAAAGGCGGCTCGTGAAAAGTCCGGCAAGACGCAAGCACAAGTCGCAAGGGAAGCTAAAATCAGTCAGGCTCAATACCAGAATATTGAGTATGACAAGAGTAAGCCGCGAGTGGATGTGGCAATCCGCATCGCAAAGGCACTTGGAACAACGGTTGAATCCTTGTTCCAAGAGAGTTAACACCCATCATTGATTGATTTCAGGGTTGTCGGTTCTACCCGTGAGGTAATCAAGGCTGACACCGAAAAAATCAGCCAAAGCAAGTAGTTTCTGAAAAGACGGTTCACGTTCGCCGTATTCGTAGCGTTGATAGCCCAATACGGACATACCGACCCCTTCACAAACTTGTTTTTGTGTCAAGTGGCGGCTTTTCCGCAACTCGAGCAGTCTTTCGGAAAAAATCATGGAGTGCCTCCTAGAAATGCTTGACACTACCAAATGGATATGCTAAGATACAGTTACAACATAACCAAATGGTAGTGTTGAATTGAAGGTGGGGGAGTGATGAAAAACATAGCGCTTATTGATTCTCGAATCAAGGCAGGCCTTACGCAAGTGGCAGTTGCAAGCAAGGCCAAAATATCGGTTCTGTGCTACCAGCGATATGAAGCTGGGGAGCGAAAGCCGCGAGTGGATGTGGCAATCCGTATCGCGGACGCATTGGGAACAACGGTGGAAGCGTTGTTCAGGGAAGATTATACACGCTCAGAATGAGCGTGGCAAGGAGGAAAGACGGAAATGACACGCAAGGACGCGCAAAAATCTCAGATTCTCCAACATCTAAAACGGCATGGAACTATCACGAGCATGGAAGCTATTACACTGTTTGGATGCACCCGCTTGAGCGGACGGATATTCGACCTGCGACATGAAGGCTATCTTATCCGAAGCGACAAAACAGAGGGCAAAGCCCGTAATGGTAATGCTTGTCAGTTCGCTACCTATGTTTATGAAGGGAGGTTAATGGAGGATGGACGTTTGGAACCTGCTACTTGGAGCGATAATCGGTATCTGGCTTTGGGAGTTTGCAAAGCAGATGGCACGGGTAGTTGCGTCAATGATTGGAACACATCGAACGCGCAAACTGCGAGAGCGTAAGGAAGAAGCCAGAAAGGCACAATCCGATAAGCAGAGCAGAAAAGAACTGTTTCTACGCAACGAACGGGAGATTACCCGCTGATGGCAGAGCAAGGGCAATATCCGGTCGGCTACAAGACGCAGCGCAAGGTTTTCAAAGACCGGGAAAGCTGGCTGGAAGGTCGTGAGAACGGAATCGGTGCCAGCGAAGCAAGCGCGGTTCTTGGCTTTAGTCCGTGGCTGAGTTCTATCGAACTATGGAAGCGCAAGGTCGGTCTTGTCACTCCGAGAGAGATTTTGGGAAATGCAGCAATCGACCGGGGAAAACGCATGGAAGGCGCACTCAGAAACCTGTTCGCCGCCCAGCACCCAGAATACCGGGTAGATTACCATGAGTTCGACATTCTCTATCAGGCAAACCGACCGTGGCTGACCGCCACGCTGGACGGGGAGCTACATGACGAAAAAGACCGTTTTGGTGTCCTTGAAATCAAGACGGCGCTCTGCTCGAAGCGGACAGACTGGGAGAAATGGAAAGACCAAATTCCAGATTATTACGCCGCGCAGTGCTTCCATCAGATGTTAGCAACAGGCGCTGAGTTCGTAAAGCTCTATGCGTGGCTGTGCAACATTGAGGGTGACGCTTCCTTGAGGACGTACACTTTCGAGCGCACAGATTACAAAGAGGATTTGGAATACCTGCTGGAACGCGAAACAGCGTTCTGGGGATATGTCGAAAAACGCATCATGCCACCTATGATTATCACGTTCTGAATCAATCAAGACAAAACCATACAGAAAGGAGACAACATGGCAAGCGAAATTGGATTTGTCGTCGATCAGACGGCACTCACAAGTGCACAAGCCACTGTCATTCAGGCAAACTTCGACGAGATGAAGAAATATCTCACTGAGATGATGGAACCTTATAAAACGCTCTCTATTAGCCCGGATGACATTCAGGCCGCAAAGGCCATTCAGGCCAGAATTGGCAAAGTCAAAGACCGTATCGAGGAACAGCGCAAGACTGTCAAGAAAATGTGGGGCGTTCCGCTGGCTGAATTTGAGAAGCGCTGCAAGGAGCTGACCGCAGAGTGCGATGAAGCTACCAGCAATATCAAAGGACAGCTTGCAAAGTATGAAGAACAGCGCAAGCAGGAAAAGGGGTATGAGCTTTCCAACTTTTTTGATTGGTGTGTTGCGGAATCACCGGAAGTCGAGGCATATCTCAAGTGGAGTGACATCTTTGATTCCAGATGGCTTAACGTTACCTACTCCATCGGAAAGGCAAAGATGGAAATCTCTAACGCAGTTGGAAAATGTGCAGAAGAACTGAGACAAATCCGTTCCATCAAGAGCAGATATGAGACGGCACTCCTGGATGTTTACAAGAGCACACATAACTTGGCACTTGTCATGCAAAAGCAGATCGAATATGCCAACCGGGATGCGGAACAGCGGTGCAAAGAGCTTGAAGAACAGGTCGCCGAGAAAGAGAAGGAAGCACACAGACGGGAAGCGGAAACCGCAGAGCAGGTCCGGGCACAAGAGACAGCACCTGTCGAGCCAGAAGAACCCGCTACAAAAATTTACCGACTTTCCTTCCAAGTAACCGGAACCAGAGAACAGCTTATGGAACTCAGTTCCTACATGAAAAATGCTGGAATTTCCTACGAAAGAATCTGAGGCACGCAATGGATATGCGCCGAACGGAAAAGCCACACCTAGTAATTGCAAAGCCGTGAGTCGCTCTGCGATGGAATGGCGGCGAAAAGCAAGGAACCGATTTGCTATGTAATTGCCCCGCACAGAACTGAAAAGCTATGGATAAGCCGAGAAGAGATCAGCAGTGGAGACGTGAGGCATCGAAAGGCTGTGCATAGCGGTGGCATAGATTTGAGAAGCGAAGGAAAAGCACTGATATGAGTAGCATCGGAGTGGCAAGGTGCGAAAACGCAAGGCGATAGCTCCGCCCTGCTCTGAATAGCTTTGGCATTGCTGGGACTGGAGACGCTGGGATAGGCATCGGAATTGCAAAGCAAGGTAAGAGACGCACTGGAAAAGCAAGGATTCGACGCGACCGGCAAAGGATTCGCAGAGCAAGGAGACACGAGGCAACGGAAAGGCTAAGAATAGCGTGGCTAGGGCAAGGCGTCGAGCTGTAAGGCTCTGAAAAGCGAAGGAATGGTACAGCAGCGCAATACGACGCAATGGGAGAGCGCCGCAAAGCAAGGTTTAGTGGGGCAGAGGAATGGCACCGATTCGCAACGTAAAGCAAAGGCTATGCCTGGAGTAGCAGCGGAAAGAATCGGGGATGCACGGCGCGGCTACGAAAAGTGGTGAAAGAAAATAGCCGCGTATAAAACAAAATTTTGGAGGTATAAACATGGATATTTTGAGCGCATTGAAGAAGAAACACATCCGCATGACATTTGTCGAGGAAGTTCTGGGCACTTGTTCCAACAACCCGGAACTGCATGATGAGTACATCGCCAGTAAGGCGCCAGATGCTATGAGCAGAGCGGAAGAAATTGCTACGATTGGCGTGGGAGATGCAATCGAAAAGGGAATGACCGTGTTCCCCCGTGACGAGAAAGGAAATCCCATCCTGTGGAATTACCAGATCGAAGGATTTATCAAAGAGGCATTGAAAAATATCAAGAAGCATTTCCCGCAGAGCGAATGCGCAAAGGTCAAAGCGAACAAGCAGACCGTTGACAATGCGATTTTTGTTTGTCCGCGTATGATTCCGGTGGATATGCACGGCGGTGTGGTAGGCGATTGCCAGAGACCTTTGAGAGCACAGACTGCACAGGGTGAGCGTGTGGCGCTTGCACACTCCGAGAGCTTGCCAGTTGGAAGCTCAATCGAGTTTTGGATTGAAATTGCTCCCACACTTGGGAAAGGCATTGACGCAGATGAGGTTATGTGCGAAGTGCTAGATTATGCACAACTCAAGGGTATCGGCCAGTGGCGCAACTCCGGCAAGGGTCGAGCCGTTTGGGAGTATATCGAATAATCTAAAATTGATAAGGAGGAAATATTATGGACAGCAAATACTACATCGTGAGAGCAAAGGACGCGGGTGTTTTCGCCGGAAACATCAAGGAGCGCAGCGGCGATGAGGTGACGTTGGAGAATGTGCGTCAGCTTTGGTATTGGGATGGAGCAGCATCTTTGATGCAGATGGCTCAGAGCGGCGTTACTAATCCGCGTGAATGCAAGTTTACCGTCACCATCGACGAACTGACCGTTATTGGTGTGTGTGAAATTCTCCCCTGCACCAACATTGCCGAGCAGTGCATTAAGGCGGTGGCGGAATGGAAGCGGTAAAAGTCCGAGAGTGGATTAGCTCTAATTACGGCTCCGGCTACGGCTCCGGCTCCGGCTCCGGCGACGGCTCCGGCGACGGCTCCGGCTCCGGCTACGGCTACTGCTCCGGCTACGGCTCCGGCTACGGCTCCGGCTACGGCTCCGGCTCCGGCTCCGGCGACGGCGACGGCGACGGCGACGGCTCCGGCTCCGGCTCCGGCTCCGGCTACGGCTCCAGCTACGGCTCCGGCTTTAAAACATTCGACAGAAAAGATGTTTTTTACATCGACGGAATCCGTACAATAATTAACCGAATCAATGGCAATGTTGCCTACGGTGCTATCATTGCCGCAGATTTGAGCCTGAATAAATGCTTTATTGTCAAGCAGGACGGAAAATTTGCGCACGGAGATACTCTGAGAAACGCAATGTCTGCACTTTCGGATAAACTCTTTGGAGATATGCCGACCGAAGAACGTATTGAGCGGTTTTGGGCAGAGTTTAAACTCGGGAAGAAGTACCCGGCACAGCTCTTCTTCGATTGGCATCATAGGCTGACCGGGAGCTGCGAAATGGGGCGCAGACAGTTTGCGGAAGATCACGGAATCGATGTGGAGACCGCAAAGTACACCCCGGAAGAGTTCATTGAGTTGACGGAGAATGCATACAACAGGCAAATCATCAAGCGGTTGAAGGAGGCAATGCCAAAATGAAGATGATGAAGTGTGGGCACTCGGCTAACGCAGAGAGAATCAATTCAGATGGAAGCAAATCCCCGTACTGCCTGATTTGCGATTGTGGAGAAGTGACCGATGAGCCAAATCTATTTGGGAGAATGGCAAGGTGCTCCTGCTACGGTATGATTGTAGATCGAAAGAACGAGACATGGTACCCGCAGATGATGAACGGGAATAGGTGCGGAAGCATTGTCCCGTCCAGCACAGACTTACCATTCTTTGAGCATAGACCAAATTTCGAGTTCGATAAGTTTTATTGCGGGTGCCAGTCTTGGGACTGATTTGCCACCAACTAAAGGAGGAATAAAAGCTAAATGAACGTAAAAAATCAGCTAGTCCAACGCCAGAAAGAAGAGTTCTCTGCTTTCATCGCAAAAGAAGGGACTCAAAAGACAATTATGAATGCGCTGAATGATACAGCTTCGGCGCAGAGACTTACATCAACCCTTGTTTCGGCTGTCGCGTCCAACCCGCAGCTGAAACAGTGTAAGTCAGAGACCATCCTTGCAAGTGCTCTGCGCGGAGAAGGAATGGGGCTTATCTACGGGCTGACATATTACCTTGTGCCGTACAATGACGTTTGCACGTTCCAAATGGGCTACAAGGCATACATTCAGCTTGCAATCACAACAGGTCTTTACTCAGACATGGACTGTCTGGAAGTGCGGGAGGGTGAGCTTGCGGGGCGCGACAAGCGCACAGGAAAGCGCCTAGTTGACTTGTCAGTGTACGAAACCGACGAAGAACGCCTTTCCCACCCAGTTATCGGCTACTATGCATATTTCATCATGAAAGATGGCACTTTCCGGTGCGAATACTGGCCTATGGAAAAGATTTTGGAACACGCAGACCACTATTCAAAAGCATTTGATCTGGGGAAATTCCGAAAGCTACAGAACAATGAGCTGTCCGATAGCGAAGCCGCAAGTCTGCTTGGAGGTTCTCCGTGGTACGATGTGGGCGGCGGTCAGGTTAAGATGGCAAAAAAGACCGTCCTGAAATCACTCTTGACTTCCGGCTTTGCTCCGTTGTCCAACGAGGTCAAATATCAGTTCCGCTTCGATTCCTCTGATGAGACTCCGAAGTTTGAGGGAATGCCAATTTTCAGCACTGATAACACGCCTAGAATCGGGAATGAGACGGCAGAACCAGATAGCGATGCGCTTCCATCCCCTGCCACTGCGGAACCCGCTACTCAGAGCACAGATTCCTTTGATGCGGCCGATGAGCAGACGAAACCGAAGCGAGGTCGCCCTGTCAAGAAAGCGGAGACGGCTGATGATGTTTTCGACCAGTTTTTCGGAGAGACTGAATAATGAAAATTGCACAAGTCGGGAAAGACGGAACAATCTACACTATTGTTACCGGGAAGGTTTCGCGTGACGCAAAATTGGAATATACGCCCAATAAGCACACTCCAAAGGTGACATTCTCAATGTCATACGGGAAGAAGCAGTATGTAAACTGTTGTGCGCTCGGAGAGAATGACACAACGGTTATTGCATCTACGCTTGAGGGTGGAGACATTATTTGTGCAGCTGGAACTTATTCTGAGCGAAAGTATACATCTAAAAAGGATGGCTCCGAAAAGGTCTGGGGGGAAATCCTAGTTGACTTTATCTGCCCGCAGTCATCGCTTGCATTCGGAAATCAAGACAGCGTAGCAAGCGTTCAGGGTGTTCCCGAACACTCCGAACAGGCAGAAGCGCAACAGCAGAAGAACGACGATGACAGCGGTTTCTCCGAAGTATATGACGAGGATGATGAATTGCCGTTCTGACGTAACCAATACGGCTTGGGCGATGACGTAGCGCCGCCCAAGCCGAAAAAAGAAAGGTACGGGATGAGAATTGGCAGACGCAATTATTGAGCAATCCATAGTAAGAAAAATTATAGAGAACGCATCTAGACTTCCTTCCCCTTACACATACATTGGAACCGATGGGCTTAAACATTGCTCAAGATGCCACGGCCTGAGAGAGCATACCGTGAAAGTTGATGGTGTATTCAATGGAGTCAAGGTTCCGTGCATCTGCTCTTGTATGCAAAAACGGTATGATGCCTCGTTAGAATCACAAAGGAAGAAGCAGCTTGAATTAAAAATCATGGAATACCGCAGTCTTGGTTTCGCAGAACGACGGTATGAGTCCATGACGTTTGACACCGATGCTAACGCCGGGAGTAAGCTATCCAATGCGATGAAACGCTACTGCGAAAACTTTGATAAATTCAAAGAGCGCGGGCTTGGGTTGTTCCTATATGGCCCTTGCGGAACCGGAAAAACATTTTATGCAGCTTGCATCGTGAATCAGCTCATAAACAGCGGAAGGCCTGCAATGCTCACAAACTTCGCAAGGCTGGTGAATCAGGTTCAGGCTACGAAATTTGAAAATCGGCAAGATTTCTACGATAGCCTAGCAAGGGTTGATCTTGTTGCCATTGATGATCTCGGAGTTGAGCGTGGAACGGAGTATATGACCGAACAGATGGAATTGATTATAGATCAGCTCTATCGAGCCGGAACGCCGATGATTATTACGAGCAATTACAGTCCAGAATGGATGATGAGAGAACAGGAAATCAGGCGAAAGCGAATGTATGACCGCATATTAGAAAGGTGCCATGCCGTTGAGATTGCCGGAGAAAGCAAGAGAATCCAAGCTGGAAGGCAGAATCACTGGCCTGTGCATAAGGAACTTGGATTGAGTGGTGGGGAAGATGCGTCCGGGACGAGAGCTTGAGAACTGCCCGTTCTGCGGTTCCGAGGCTAAACTATTTTCACACGAAATAGACACCGGGAAGTTTATTTGGTGGGTACAATGCAGAAATACTCACTGCCTTGCCCCACAAACTCCGGCCAACAGCAAGAAAATTGCAGTCGATAGATGGAATTACAGGGAGCGCTAAGAAGCGGCTCCAAGTTGATACGATATACTCCCGTAGCTCTGAAATGAGGGCAGTAAGAATGACACGTTTTGAGTGGTTGCAGGCCACATCTAAAGAAGAAGCGGCTGATTGTATCGCAAACCTTCTGAATTGGAGTATTTCGGAGGCTTGCGCCTACTACAATCAAATGCCACCTTATTGGGCATACCTGACACGAGAAGATATTCTTGAAATATTAGATAGATCGGTAGAGAAGGACGTGATAGCTGAATGATCTTTATTGGAATAGACCCCGGAAAGAGCGGTGCTATGGTTGTTTCATTCCCGGATGGACATATGGATTGCATTTTCTTTGATGAGAGAGCCTATGCGAAAGAAATCAGAACTGTGGCAGACACAATGCGGCACGAGAATGAAAAGGCTGTGTGCTGCTTGGAGCGAGTCGGAGCGATGCCGAAACAGGGACTGGCAAGTACCTTCAATTTTGGCATGAATTACGGGATTATCCAGGGCGCTTTAATTGCTTGCGGAGTACCGTTTGAGCTAGTAAGCCCGCAGAAGTGGAAGAAGGAGTTCGGGGTAACATCAGACAAGAACACGTCAATTCAGGTTTGTCAGCACCTTTTTCCAGACCTCAATCTTTACAGGACAGACCGCTGTAGGAAGCCGCATGACGGGCTTGCAGAAGCGGCCCTGATGTGCGAATACGCCCGAAGAAAGTGGAGTGATGCGCAACGATGAAGGAATTTATTAAATGCCAGAACGGGCATATTTTGGGAGAACTCAAGAAGGATGGAACCTTTACAAGTAAGCACAGGCGCAGAATCGTGACTGTCAGAGCTGATGGAGAAATCACTCTGGAGTGCGGCCAATGCGGAAAAATCGTTCAGATTTCCACCCATTACCACGATGGAAGCGGTGATGGAGAATGAATTATAGGGGTCAAAAGCACCTGCGCCCGCTCCCACCATGTCAGCATTGCGGTATGGATAGTGGAGCGAGGAAACAAACAGAAGAACCCGATCGATACTGCGTGATTTGTGAAAGTTGCGGATGGCATACAGCAATGAGCACAGATAAGGCTAAGGCAACCCGCGATTGGAAGAACGGAAAACTCTTTCCGGGACGCAAATAAAGGTGGCGATTAAATGACCTACGAAGAATGCAAGAAAAAAGGCGTATGCCCGCAGTGCAGGAAAAGGAAAGCAATAGAGGGATATTTCTACTGCCAAGAATGCCTGGATTACAAGCGCAAGTCCGCAGAGGAATACAGGAGAAGGAGAGGGGCTATGCCAAGAGCCGGAATCGGAGAAAAATATATAGCGTGCCGTCTAGAAAAATTTTGCAAGTATGGCGGCGGGAATGGGACGTGCGACTATTATCTCGATACAGGAATAAGACGGGTTCCAATATGCGGAGTTGATTCAGAATGCACCGTGTTTGAGCCGATAAGCAATGTGGCCGAAAAAGAAGCCAACAGAATAATTTCCGGGGCCTATTCCGGGGATTGCACGGGTGAAAAGGCAGCAAGAAAGGGCTGCCCTGCAATAAAGGGACACGAAGAAAAAGCGCTTGAGCTATACAGGAGCGGAATGTACGATACGGAAATTGGATGTGCGCTTGGACTTAGCACAAGCCAGATTTTTGAATGGAGAAGGTCGCTTAGATTGCCAGCAAACACTAGAAGAAGATCGGGCGAAAGGACGTGAATTTTGTGCCGTATGGGTACAAGAGACGCAGACGGAGAGCTGCAATATGCGAAGATAACTGCATGATGGAGCCAGATCTGCGGAACTGCAAAAGAAACTGTATGTCGTGCGGATGGGACATCGGAGAACATCGGAGACGAGTTCGGCGGGTAAAGAACCTTGATTTAAAAGTAAATCAAGAAACCGGAAATCGTTATCTATCAATCAGAAAGAAGAATCTGTTCTGATGAAAACGTGTCAGCACTACAAGGATGAAAGTTCGTGCTTCACTTGTCCATACCCGGATTGCAGATGGCAAGGTAAGATTGGAGTACGCAGACTGACCATTGATGAAAAAATTCAGAAAGAGGAATCGTTGACTCTCAAATACGAATTAGAGTATATCGCAAAGAAGAAGCGTGGAGACCGTGCGGGTGCAAAAGGGCAATACAGAAAGATGAAATACCACGAAAAACGTCTGAGAGAGCTACAATCTGAGAAAAAACGGATATATGGGGAAGTCGAATGAGACACTTGGGAGATATTACAAAAATCAACGGAGCGGCTATCGAACCTGTTGACTGCATCATAGGCGGTTCACCGTGCCAAGACCTGTCAATAGCTGGTAAAAGAGCTGGTCTGGCAGGTGCGCGTTCCGGGTTGTATATGGAGCAGGTACGGATCATAAAGGAGATGAGAGATGCCGATGCAAACCGAGGAAGAACAGGTCAGTTTATTCGACCGCGATACATGGTGTGGGAGAACGTCCCCGGAGCATTCAGCTCGAACAAAGGAAGAGACTTCGCCGCAGTCATCGAGGAAGCGATCCGCATTGTCGAGCCGCAAGCCCCCAGTATTGATGTGCCTAAATACGGATGGCCTACATGGGGGGGGTACCGCGATGTGGGAGGACGATGGTCTTTGGCTTGGCGAGTGCTCGATGCGCAATACTGGGGAGTCCCCCAGCGACGCCGTAGAATCGCGCTTGTCGTCGATTTTGGAGGCGACACCGCACACGAAATACTATTTGAGCGCAAAAGCCTGCAAAGGAATCTTGAACCGGGCGGAACGGCGGGGGAAAGAACTGCCGCCCGAACTGAAAAAAGCTCTTCTTATGCAGTCAGAATTAGGGGAGGCTGTGACGGAGGCGGCAAGGGCGCACTAGTGCAGAAGGATAAAAGCGGAACGCTCGGAACTAGCAACGACCAAATGGTTTTCTTCTTGCAGGCTAATTGCGTAGATCGTGCAGATACGGCTGGGTGCAACGGGAGAGGATGGAAAGAGGGAACATCCTATACGCTTACGGCTACCGATAGGCATTGCGTATGCGCGGGATTCAAACCGGGCAACAGCGAACAGGCGCGAAGTATCGGATTTGCGGAAGAACAATCACCCACGTTGAACGCCAGCGGTAATTCAGTTGCCATTTTAGATATAAGTCATGCCTGTGATGTTATTAGAGATTGCGGGGATATAGTACCTTCTCTGCAAGCGAGAATGGGCACAGGCGGAAATCAAGTTCCACTTGTATCATATGGCATCGGAAACGGACAGGTGAATGAAGCGCTAATCCCCTCCCTGGAATGTGCAAAGCCGCTCGATGCCATGCATGATGCACAAGCGGTGTTCTGTCCGGATGTAGCTCATGCGCTGAAAGCGAAAGCTAGTTGCGATTTCCGGGAGGACAGTGAAACGTATGTTTGCTCGGCTGCTGTAGATTGCAGGAATGGGACAGAGAACCAAGATACAAACGGAACCTTGCAAGCGAAATCTAATGGCGGTCAGTCTTTGAATTTGCAGAATGTCGTGCGAACCGCTATGCAGGTGCGGAGACTTACCCCGTTAGAATGCACCAGACTACAAGGGTTCCCGGACGGCTGGGTGGATATTGGAGCGTGGGTAGATGATGCCGGAAAGACACACAAAGAATCTGACACTCCGAAGTATAAAGCACTCGGAAATTCCATAGCACTTCCGCAATGGAAGTGGGTTCTGAAACGAATCTGCGCAAACTACGGACGAGATGCAACAATGGCAAGCCTGTTCGACGGAATCGGTGGATTCACCCTGATTTGGACTCAGCTCAATGGAAGGAACTCTGTTAGGTGGGTGTCTGAAATAGAACCATTTCCCATTGCTGTGACTAGGCGGCATTTCGGAGATGAAGATAAAGGGATTGCCGGAGATTATCAGAAATACCTATGAGGTGAAAAAATATGGACTTGGAGAACAAGGCGATTCTTCGCCTAAAAGAAGCTACGGAAATAAGTCAGCACCTATACCAGAAACCGTTGCTGTTGTGCATATCAGGAGGCAAAGATTCGAGTGTGATTACAGAGCTTGCCATAAGGGCTGGAATCCCATTTGATGTAGAACATGGAGGACGGCGTTATGCCGGGGCAGATAAATTTATTCGGAGATGATTGAGCGAATATATGAAAAACGGAGTTGTAAGCCGAACGTTCAACACAGACTGCCTCCTCAAAATGAAGGAATACCCTGATGGCTATTTCGACCTTGCAGTGGTTGACCCACCGTATGGCGGGGGGGCATTTCGCGGCAGGAACGGAACGAGGTTCGGCGGCCGGTTCGAGAAATACGCCTCTCAAGAACAGGCGGTGGCTGGGCAGCTAAATTCGGCAAAAAAATCATAGCTTGGGACAACGCGCCAAGCAAAGAATATTTCGATGAGCTGTTTCGCGTTTCTAAGCAACAGATCATATGGGGCGGAAATTACTTCGACCTACCGCCGTGCAGATGCTTTATTGCGTGGCATAAAACGAACATCCCGGAAGAATTTACAATGTCGAACGTGGAGTACGCCTGGACGAGCTTCAACGAAAACGCCAAGCTATGGCACGGCTCCAGCGCAAGGAGCAAGAATGAATCGCATTTCCACCCGACAGAGAAGCCGCAAGCTCTCTACGCATGGATTTTCCATAAATTTTCAAAACCGGGAGATAAAATTCTGGACACACATTTAGGAAGCGGGACAAGCCGAAAAGCCGCATGGGATGCAGGACTTGACTTCACCGGATTTGAGGTAGATTCGGAGTACTTCCTCAAACAGGAGGAAGTATTTCAGGAATATGCGAGTCAAACCACGCTATTTTAGGTAGAACGCATATAAATGTACAGTTACAGATTCAAAGCAAGGAGGAATAACATGGGCAAAAAATATAGGCTTACGCTGACGGAGAATCAGCTCAGAGTCATCAACGCAGCACTGGAGGAGTATTTCCGGGCAGCGCTCAACCAGTGGGATATGCTGGCTGACAGATTGGCTTTTCGTGGATTTAATTACCAAAACCACACCGACACCGAGTTTGACCGACGGCTGGTCAAGCGAGATGCCGCTAGGCATACGCTTGATGCGGCGGGCGAAATCCTGATGAACTGTTTCGACAATCCTAAACAACCGGATGAGATGGCGGCCATTGATATGTGGCGCGTTCTGCGGTGGGAGCTGATGCCGGAAGCGTCGAAAACGAAAATCCCACGGGACACCTACCACGAGAGCGACGAGCCGCCTATCAAGGTGGAGGAGGCATCAGAATGACACTGGAAAATAAAAAGAAGCTTGTACAGCTCTTACACCTGTACATGGCCGATATTATGAAGCGGGATACAGATGCAGAGAGAAAACGCTACCTTGTGCTTAATGTCGGGATTAAAAGCCAGTTTGACCACGCACGAATCATCGCAAACAAGCTGGAACGTGAGATTTCAACCGACCTTTTCGTGAATTGACAAGGAGGGCTGAAGATGCACCTACTATTTAACATTATCGCCTTTTTAGCCGGTGCCATTATCGGCGTAGTGCTGACCGCTTGCATCGTTGCGGCGGATTGGCACGAGAAGCCCCGGCGGCACCGAGGGTGGTGGATCGAGGAAGGAACAGATTATTTCAAGTGCTCGAAATGCGGGTATCAGAGTTATATGTACAAAGGCGAGTTGCCATATTGCCCGTGTTGCGGCGCAGAGATGAACGGGGTGAAATGCGATGCTGGATAAGACTCACGATAAGCTGTACGACCTTACGGCGGAAATTGGGGAAAGAGTTGACATTGACAACCGGCTAACGCAGCTTGCGGAAGAAGCTGCGGAGCTGGCTCAGGCAGCACTTAAATACCGAAGGGCGCTCCAAACTGCGCGATGGGAACAAAATATCAGCCCGACACCAAAAACTTTAAACGATGCGTATGACAGTCTTGTGGAGGAATGCTCAGATGTTATGCTTGCGGTGCTAGTAACTACCAGATACCTGGTATCGAATGACATTATGCTCAACAAGGCCAAACGCTGGCTAGACCGCTTGAAGTGCTATCGGGACGAGGGCAATGAAAATGACTAAGAGCGAAATTCTGAAAGCCGCAGAGAAAATCGTGAGCGGCGAACGACAGGAACAGTACGGTTCCCCGGAAGATAATTTTGCGGAGATTGCCCGCTATTGGGAGTGCTACCTTGACGCACGGGCGAAGAACGGTGGGATTGACGCAACGTTTACGCTTGGCGCAGACGATGTGGCGGCCATGATGATTCTTTTCAAGGCTGGCCGCCTGAGCACCGGGGCCGGAAGCACCGATACATGGATTGACATTGCTGGATATGCGGCTTGCGGTGGTCAAATTCAGACGGAGAAGAAGAATGACGGGGAATCCAGAAAATGAAACGTAATTCATACCTAGACAGACTCCGACAACAGCGGGAGTTGGAACTCAATATTGCGGAGACATGGGCTATCCAGAGCGCTATGGACTGTGCCGTTGATATTATGAACTCCATGTTCGGAATCGGTCGAGACAGGATGGCAGAGTTCAATGCAGAATTTCAAAAGAACTACCCGGACTACCGAAGGGCGCTGACAAGAGACCCAGAAGCTGACTATTTTAGGGAAAAGATAGACCAGCGTCAAAAAGAAATCTACAAAGAAAAAGCTCTCCCGTGGGAGGACAGATACGATGGATGGAAGGAGTTTTCAAATGCGAGTAAAGTTAGATGAGGGCGCATTCCTGCCCGTCAGAGAGCATGAAACAGATGCGGGAATTGATTTAAAGACACCCATTTCCTTTAAGGTATTCCCGCATGAATCCAGAATCATTGATACGGGCGTACATATCGAGCTACCGCCCGGTACGGTCGGAATGCTGAAAAGCAAGTCTGGGTTGAACGTCAAGAAGAACATTGTATCTGAGGGCGTTATTGATGAGGGCTATACTGGGAGCATTCGTGTAAAGCTCTACAATCACGGCAATTTCTTTGTCCCGTTTGAGCGTGGCGACAAAATCACCCAGCTTGTGATTTTGCCCGTACTCTATGAAGATGTGAAAATCGTGCATACCCTGAAAAGCTCTGAGCGTGGCGACAGCGGCTTTGGAAGCACGGGGCGGTGATTGTGTATATGCCACCTGTCATAAGCGTGCTGTCGGCCATTGGAGTGCTCTGCATTCTGGCTGTGCTTATGGCGTTGTTCTGGCCGTTGTTTGCCGACATTCGGGACGACATCTCCCTTAGAAGGCGGAGAGTAAAGCGGCAGAAACTGGTCAAAAAGGCCAAGAAAACGGGGGACACCATCGTTCTTGTTCGTGATGAGAAAACGTCCTGCAAGCCGCCTGAGTTCCACCTAGTCCTCAAGAAGTTCGACATAGGCGGAGTATACAGCATTACAGAGGACATCTACGGCATGAAGCACATAACGCATCAGTCAAACATTTTGAGCACATTCACACCAGAGGATTTTGGCGTATAAGGAAGGAAAAGGCATCGTATGTTAGCTACTGACGCTCAGAAAAGAGCAACTGCAAAATGGGACTCCGAGAACATGACAACTGTATCTTGCAGAGTCAAGAAAGAATCCGCCGCACGGTTTAAGCGTGCTTGTGCCATAAACGGAGTTACGGTGAATGCGGCGCTCAGAGCGTATGTAGATAATGGCACTACTGGTTTTCTGTCCGGTGGTTCAGCAGATGGGACTACTCTCCCGCCAGACGTGCTGAGAGAAGCGCAGGAAGCCGCAAAGTTGGAAGGCGAGGAACTGGGCGCATTCATCAAACGAGCCATTAGCGAGCAGAAAGTGCGTGACAAGCGCAAGCGCCAGATGCAGAGCCTTATACACCAGAGCGACGCACCCGCTCAAAGTCATATTTTACCGTGAGAAATTCCCGCAATTTGCTTTTTAAGAAAAAGAAGCCGCCGATGTTAATTCATCGACGGCTTTCTTTTATCTGGCTAATCTTTATTTTACTCCGTAGTAGCTTCATCCATCTCTCTTGCGACCGCCGCAACAGCGTCCATCGCTTCATCGGCACGCATCATGCCGTTCAGTTCCAGCACCTCATGACGGATGAACTCATTCGCCCAGTAGAAGAACCGGGTGTATTCGTCTGCGCTCACCTCATCGCCCATGTTGATACGGAAGTTCATGAAGTCTGCTACCTGCTTTGCGCCATAGGCCATCTGACGGATGTTTTCGATTTTCTTAGCTTTAGTGCTCATAATAAATCCTCCTTGAATGTGTTGGTTTGTTCTTAGCGTGCTTATATGATATACTATATGTGCATATATATCAATAGCCAGACTGCACAAACATAAGGGGACATATATAGTCAATTTGTATATGTACCCGTATAATAATATGTGATATGATAATGAAGCAGTATTGCGTATACATCCCGTATACAGCGAAAAGGAGGAAGCGAATGGACAAGAAAAAAGTGAGCCAAGCGCAGAGACGGGCGACTGACAAATATCTTGAGAAATTGGACGAAGTAAAAGTCAGACTCCCGAAAGGCCAGAAAGCAGTAATCAAAGCTCACGCCGAAGCGCACGGCGAAAGCGTCAATGGATTCATAGGTCGTGCAATCAACGAAACCATTGACAGAGATAACGCTCAGAGCGAATAAACCATTGAATTTTGTGCGCTATAGTTGACAATGCGTGGTAAATAAAGTATATTTATTTTGATAAACGGCGCACTCCGCGTCACCGACAAGGTGTATGGAGTGTGCCGTTTCTTTATTTACAGAGAAAGGGGGATGCAATCGGATGAAGGACAGCGAGTTTGACGAGGATGAACTGGAAGAACTGGATGACGAGCTGGACGAAGCGGAAGATGCGGAAGAAGCCGTTGATGAATCCAAGGGCGCACGGGATTGGTCTGAGCGCGGGATGGCGGAAAAGGCCGTATTTGACCAGTTTGAGGCAGTTTTCGGAAAGAATCTTGCTGTGTTCTACTGCTGTGTCCGGTTTGACATTCCTTTTGAAACGAACTGCGTTCCTAAGAAACCAGTAGATAACGCATGGGCGCTCTATAAGCGCCGTCTGCGCAAGAGAAAAGAATATCTCGGTGAGAATTTTGGTGGAAAAGGCTTTCTGGACGGGATGGCTGACATCACCAAAATTTTTGGTGCAGACCTTACCCTAAAGGACTTCTCACGGGCAGTTGACGCAGAGGTTGCCGCCCGTGTGCGCCGCAATGGAACCAATAAGCAAAGGGCAGATTGGGGAACAAACGGAACCAAGAATCCCTATACGAACTACGACTACCAAGAGCTGGACAGAACCTACGCTATTTTCTGCTCCCGTAAAAAGGGTGTGGGTCTGGATGAACAGCAGGAATATACTCTGCGTGAGTGCGCAAAGATGGACTTGGCAATGCAGAAAGCAATGCAGGCCGGAGATGTTCAGACCGCCGCAAAGTATCACGCTATGATTCAAAAGAGCCTTGAATCTGAAAGTATGCGCAAAAAGGATGAAAAACCCGTTGATGATTTGAGAATCGACGGTATCACGGATGCGCTCGAAAAGAAGTACGGCATTGATCCCAACAAGATGCTCTCAAAAGAAGCGGTTCTGAAAGTGATTTATGAATGGATGCGCAGTAAGAAATATCCCGAAACGCTGGACTGCGCCCATAAAATCACACTGAGCATTATCAATGCTACGCGAATCAACAACGACGAACCGCCATTGCTTGACCTGCCAGAAGAACTTGAGTTCACCGACGATTACGGAGAGCTGGCAAAAGAGCCGAACGAAGCGGAACAAGCAGCATATGAGTATCTTGGACTGATTCGAGGGAATGGGAAGGCAAAGCCCACCACGGAAGAAAGCGACAAGGACGAGATAGACGATGGCTAAGAGAGGCGGAAAAGTCTGGGTGTCCAGCATAGGCTGGGTCACTAAGAAAACCACAGAAGCAATCGACTATGCGGAATTTCAAGAGGACGGCTGGGCACTGCTGATTTCGTTCATTAGATGGTTTCCAGACTTCCTGCTCGATCTGATGCGTTCAGATGAAGCAGATTACCAGAACGAGGAACTCATTCAGAGAGTCATGATGCGGGCTATGGCTGAATACCAGTATGTTGATATTACAGGTTGCCGTGGCCTGACAAAGACGAACACAACGTTCAAAGAAGAATATGTAGAAGCTCTGGTTTGGCCGGGAACTAAAACTGCCTACTACGGCCCTTCTTATAAGCAGCTTGCCAAGATTGGCAGTAAGACCCATCAACAGCTTGAGCACGACTACCCCGGCATAACCAAGCACTTTGTGGTGGAAGCGGAGTCAGTTGACAGATTTGAGCTTTCTACGCAGTTCCACTCCACGTTTGCTATTACCGCAATTCGTGGCGATAACATCCATAAGGTCATTGCAGAGGAGTATGCGCAGGAAGAAAACCCTGCATTCGATTACGAGGAATATAAACGTGTCGTTCTCCCCGCTGTCCGTCTGCAACACATGGTGAATGGACGGCCTGACTCGACGTATGTACGCTTCAAACAGCACAGCATAACGTCCGCTGGCCGTAGACAGAACCATAGCTACGAAACCAGAAGCAGACACTACCAGATGATGCAACGTGGAGAAAGCGCGTTTGTAATGGATGTTCCGTTCTCCGTTCCCCTACTGTCTCAGATGCGGCCTATCCAATGGGCACAGAACCTTAAATCGGAGCTGACCCCGGAAGAGTGGGCAAGAGAAATGGACAGCAGATATACAGGTGCAGATGCAAACCCTATTGTCAGTGACGAGGATTTGCACGAAAGCAGAAGCCTGATGCTTATGGAAGAACACCACTGCTGCAAAGATCAAGGGTGCAAGCTAAAACCAGAGGATGTTATTTATATCATCTGCTATGATGTTTCATATGAGGACAACAAACGGAACGCAAAATGCGCCTGTTGCGTCCTGAAACTGACAAAACAGAGCGATTTCCTCAAGAGAGACAAATACCTAAAGCAGGTCGTTTGGGTAGACGATTGGCCGCCGCCTCCAACTAGCATGATGCAGGCCAGAAAGTTAAAGCAGATTTGGTATAAATACTGCATTGAGGGCGGGAATACAACCTATATTGCAATCGACGGTTGGCAGTACGGTAAATCCGTTGTTGAAAACCTTATGATGGATTTGGGGGATGGTGTTGCACCGCTTTGTATTGTTGACCATGCGCAATACACAGAATTGGAGCTTGAGGGCGCACTCCCTGTTATATACGCCATAAAGGCTGGCGGTGCTGGCGCGACAGACCCGGATAGTGAAATGGTGCGAAACGCAGAGCTTCAATTCGTCAACCATAACGTTCAACTACTCACATTTAATAGATATGAGGGCGTGGAAGCCTATAAAAAGGCCCATCGTATTAAAGATGACTATATGGATGCCGTTATAGACACACCATATAAAAAGACAACAGCTCTTGTAGGACAGATTCAGAACCTGAAAAAGGTTCCAAGCGGTGCTGGATTCAGCGAAAAGCGTATTTCAAAGCACATCCAACGCGATAGTTGGTCTGCATTGAAATACGGTTTGAGAATTGCGCAGAGGCTTGAATGGAAGAACCTGATGCGGGCTGAGAAAAAATCAGATTGGGATGAAGAGCTGAATAAATATCGCGGAAAATCGGAACTGAAAACCAGAAGCGTAGTTGGCACCACGGGCGGTACATTCGGCGGTCGAATGATCGGCACAAGAAGGGGCGGGAGAATTTCGTAATATGGAACGGAAAAAGAAATATCGCCTGTTCGCTCTACGGCCGGATGAGAGCGGCATAAAGTGTGCAACCGAAAGCGAGTTTAGCCGCATCACTCCCAAATATGTTCTGATTTATAAATCTGGCAGAAAGCCAGAGAACAGCATAGAGATAAAGAGTGCAGACCTAGATCGCCTGACTTTGGCTGACGAACAGTGGCTATTTGAGTCAAATCTTAAAATCATTGCAAAAGAAGCAAGGAAGAAGCGCCCGGAAACGGAAGCAAAGCTGAATGCAATGGTCGAGGATCTGCAAAAGGCATTGGAAGAGGAAAGGAAAAAGGAGGAGGGTGTGCGTTGAATCGTTTTGCGGAAATGCGGGAAATGCAGTTCTCCTCTTTTCCTAAGATTTATGAAAAGATGCGCCAGCTTTCAGCGCAGTATGGCGATATGTCAACTGGAGGCCTGATTTCCGCTTTTACGAAGGCAACAAGTGGGCAATATTCGCTCGGAAATCCCTACATTCAGAACCGCAGAGTCAAGGAAATATCCTCACTCCCCAGAGATTACAGCAAAGACCAAGTTGTTGAAATGCTCCGCAACCCGAATGGCAATGAAAAGCCGCTTAGAGAGGTTGCGCACACTCTGGAATACACGGCATACCCGCAGTTCCATCTACGCAAGGTATACCAAGAGCTTCTGACATACCATAACTTCATCTCCCCTGCTTATGCAGATGAGACAGACGTTAAATCTCAGGACTTCTGGCGAGAATGGAAGTTGCTTGAAAAGGTTAGAGCTGAACTGAGCCCAGCAGATGTGGCGCACAAGGCCGCAGGACAAGCCCTTGTCGAAGGAAAGGTATTCTACCATCCGAGAGTGAGCGTAGACAAGGCGCACAATTCCGTTAATCATGCGTTCGTTCAGCAGCTCCCTTCTGACTGGACAAAAATTGTCGGATTTAACAACAAAAGCAAGTACACCATTGCTTTTAACCTGTTCTACTTCCTGCAACCCGGCGCAGACCCGCGCCAATTTGGAGAATTGTTCTTCCCATATCTCGACCAATTCAATGACGTACTGAGCACGACCCCACCTGCCGGAACCGGCAAAGGCATTGTGTATGCATCAACTCAGAATGTGGCCGTTGACATGAACAAATTTAACAGGATGAGCCAGACCCGGCACCTAAACGGCAATCCAGACGTCTACTATCAAGGCGGCAAATGGTTCTATTGGGTGACGCTCCCCGCCGACAGCGTTTTCACATTTGAAGTAGATGATGTAAACGCTAATGTTGTTTCGCCATTTACAGGGCTTTACATATCAATGCTTCAAATTGCCCAGTACGAGCAGATCCAGTTGGAGCTTGTCCAAAATCCGCTGATTGCCCTAATCACTGGCGAGATACCTTATAGAGATGACAACAAGGCCGATGCAGACGACGCATACAAGCTGTCTAATGCAGGGCGGCAACTGTTCGAAGCCCTCTGGTATCAGATGATGAGCGAGAACAATACAAGCGGCATTGGCCTTTATATGGCCCCGCTGGAGAACATCACAATGCACCAGTTGGCCGAAGCTCCGTCTGCTACGGAAATAAGCACCAACGGGTACAGCTACACCATTGATAAAGCTGGCATGGCGGGAATCATCCCAACAAGCGGCGATACAAGGGCTGGTACAGCTAATATCTCCTATGCGATCGAAAGCAAATTCGCTCAACCGATATACTCCTGCATGGAGAACATGATGCGCCGCATCATCGAAGGACTACGCCTTAAATATGATTGGGAGTTTAAGATGTTCGGTTCCCTTGCAACGGATGAGAAGATGGAAGAAGCATCCAGAACAGGCGCTACACTTGGCATAATGAGTGACCAGCTCACTTATCTAGCCCTGCATAATAGAAGTCTGTTGAATGACATTTCTATCTCCCGTGCCATAGACGCAAGTGGAATCATGGAGCTGAGAAAGCCGCTTTCAAGCACTTTCGGCGCAAGCAACGACTCTGGCTCTTCCGATGATAACAAAAAGAAAAGCTCAGAATCGCCGGAAATGAAGAAATCTCTGAATCCGGGCGGTCGTCCATCCACGGGCGATGAAGCCGCCACCGATGGGCAAGAAGGCGACTTGGATAGCGGGGTGTAATATGGCGATTTACCTAACCGTTGATGACCTGCATTGCATCAACCAAGCCTTGAGCAAGGGCGATGATGTGGAGATACGGAAAACGCCGGATGGCGTCAAAATCACCGCCAAGTCTGTGAGAACCATAAAAAAGAAGCAGGAGCGAAAACTTCCTAACACAAACTGAACACTATTCCACTCCGCAAACGGGCAGAGTGAAGAGCCAAACGGGGCTGAACTTGTACGAAAATTGTACAAATTCAGCCCCGTTTTTATTCCCCGGAAAAGGAGGTGAAAGCATGGCTAAAGCATATGACATTTTCAATTACGATAGCGCCCTATATGGCGTTATGCGAGACCCGGCAAGACGCGCCACTCAGGCTTGCCAGAACGCAAACCGGGCGCTGGATGCGCTGAAAGAGAGAGTTCTAATCGAGTTTGGACTTCCGAGCACATCAGAATACATCCACAATCTCGCCCACTGGTTTCCACCATTCTTTGACAGAATCGGAGACATACTGCATCAACGGCACCTGACACAGGAGTATCCAGAAACACCGGAATATAAGGAACAGCCAGCAGATTTGGACGGAGTTTTCGGAGAGATTGTCCGGCTACTAGACGAAGTTCAGAGTGCGCTCCATCATTGCGTAGCGACCGCAGATGATAATAACCTATATCCACTAGGCAGGCAGTTTGAAAATTTGGAAGCCGATAACTCTAAGCTATATGAGCAAATCTTGTACGCATGGAATATGTTTGACGCTTCCGAGGACAGCGCCACAAGCTACGACAACTGGGTTGCCCAGCATCTACTTGAAGATTGGACTGATGAGCATTGAGCAGATTTAAGACACCGAACCGCGAATACGGGGCGGGCGAACTAAAAGTGCTTCAACGGCTCAATAAATACGAATTTGCCGTAGAGCTTTGGGTTATGCGTGAAGGTCCGAATAGAAACAAATGGGACTACCGCAATATAAGGGAACACTATCTCTCGTTCCGTGGAGCACCTATCCTGTGCGCCTACGTTGGACGAGAGATAGGGGACGGCCACAATATGCGGGAAACCAGAAACCCCAAGACAGGAGAAAGCTACTACACATTTACAGATGGAACCGCTGAACGAATCGTAGGAACTATCTCCGACGATGAAAAAGACCTATCCCTTGCAGAAAGGGACGGCCATACATGGATTGTAGCCAAAGGACGGCTCTGGTCGTTCTACGCCCCAGAACTGGTTGACAAAATCGTGCGTACAGGGCGCATGGAAGTGTCTGCCGAGACTGAGGTGGAGCCGGGAAAGAAAGACGAAAAAGGAAATGAAGTCTATACGAACTGGACAGGCATTGGCGTCACAATCCTCGGCGACAATGTACCACCCGCCATTCCGGGTGCCAGAATTGCCGCACTAACTGCAATGCAGAACGAATTTAAGGAAATGAAGCTCCGCGTTGCATCGCTTTCCAGCGAACAAAACAAGCCGGATTCAACCCGAAAAGGAGTGAAACAAATGAGCAACAAGCAGGCAATTTCCCGCCTTGCTTCCAAGTTCGACGGTTATAGAATCGTCGGCCTGTCCGAAGATGGCATGAGAGCCGCACTGGTGGATTCCGCCGGTCGTGCTTACAGTTATACCTTTAACCAGGGGGACGGAGAGGAAATTATTCAAGCCCGTATCAAGCCCGCAAACCTGTCTGCTTTCTATCGTTTCGACGGAGAGGACGCAGATGTTTATGTGGACATTGCGGACATCACAGAGTATGTCGCCGCAAATGCCCGCACAAAGAGTGAGTCAGACGATGCCAAGATTGCCGATCTCAGCAAACAGCTCAGTGACGCTACATCCGAACTTGAAACCATGCGCAAGGCAGAACACGCCCGCCGCATCCAGTCCGTGAAGGACATTCTAAAAGCGACTGTTGCTTCAATTCGCAAGGCTGCCGATGACGAAGACGATGACCCAGCTGATGATGCGGATGAAATTGAGAAGAACGCCGAGGACTACGCTTGCATGGAAGCTGACGGTAAGTTTGTGGGCGATCAGAAGGCCGCACACGATCTGATGGCGCGTTGCATGGAGAAGAAGCTAAAGAGAGCCAATAACTCCCGTAAGAAAGCCTACATTTGGGATTCTGACAACGGCGAAGACGGCGGCTCCGACTCCGGCATTGACGAACTGCTGTCCTACTTCGATAACAAGTAAAGGAGTGATATAAAATGGCAACTATCGCTAAGACTGCGTTTGAGGTCAAAATCTCCAACCACGAGTTTGACTCCATCGCTAACATCACGGGCTACTTCCAGACTGATAGCGCGGCTGACATTTGCCCTGCCGGTATGCTGTGCATTCGTGACGCATTGACCGACAACGACGGCTATACATCAGTTGGCCCAAGCGACGCAACTGTCACCATCAAAAACATGAACACATGGACAATGAAGGTTGCACCTGCCTCCACCACCGCTCAGACTGGCATTTATGCTTGCAATCCCTTCGACGTCAACATGATTACCGACCCCACCACTGGTGCCGTCTACAAGGTTGGCTCTAACACGCTAGGCCTTCCTGCTCCTGCTGGCTACCCCGTCACATTCACCAAGATTGAGTTTAACAACAACAATGTGTACCGATTCGGCGCGGGTAACGTCAGCGGAACTGTCACCAACCAGACATTCTTCACGATTGCAGACGGTCTGCTCGTTCCCGCTACCGATGCGCCCACTACGGCTGATGCACCGTACTTCCAGCTCGTTGGAAGCGGTACATTTACCGTTGGAGCCTCCGCCGGATTCGGCTACTACGATCTCCGCGCCTGCAAGACCGTGGCCGCTGTGGGCTAACGGAAAGGAGTGATTTTAAATGGCAATTAACTTTAACAGCATCAATCCTGATGTTTACAACGTAAACTCCGCTGAGTTTAACGGTGTCGAGCGCGAGCGCGCCAATATCGTTGCTATGGGACGTCTACTGATGGCCGAGCGAAACGGACGCGACCTCAATAGTCTGCGCACGCTTGAGAACAAGTCCACAGAGTATACCCTGCGCCTGTCAGACACCGGCGGCAAGAGCTACGCAGACATGAACCAGAAGATGCAGCGCACTTTGATGCTCTTCTGTGCCAAGCGTGCTTGCTCCGCTACTGGTGCCGTGGCCCCTGCCACCTATCAGGATTTCCTCAAGGCGCAGCGCCGCTTTATGAGCGACCGTACCTTCCTGAACACCTTGCAGGGCATTATTCGCGAGGTGGTCACTCCTATCATCCCAACCACTATGAGCAACGCCGTCTCCTGGTTCGCCGAGACTGTCAGCGTTCCCCTAGGACAGACCTATGAGCTTGATGTTGCAAGCAACGACTTCTTTGTGTTCGAGGATGACTCTTGGGGCGCTTCACGTTCCAAGCCCTCTAACTACCTCTACAACCAACCGATCACCATCAACCCCACCCTGCGCACCGCCAAGTCCACTATTAAATGGTATCAGCTTGTCGGCAATAACGCCGATTTGGGGCGTGTGTTTAATGCCATTGCCGCTGGTATGTACAGCAAGATCGTTGCTCTTTGGAATAAGGCTATGACAAAGGTTGGAGACACCGGCTCCACCTACGTTCCTTCTGGTCTGCGCTTTACCAACACTTCCAAAAACTGGGTTAAGGCCGCCGAACGTGTGAGCATGGTCAACGGCACTCAGTACAGCAACATCGTTGCTATTGGTATGCCGTCTGCTCTGAGCACAGCCCTCCCTTCCGGCATTGTGAACGGCTCCAGCACGAATCTTGACACGGCTCTGTCTACCATGCTTGGACTAGACTACACCCGCTACGGATTCATGGGTGAGTACATGGGTGTTCGCCTGCATCCCCTACAGGGCGCTATTGTCCCCGGCACTCAGAACAGCACTGTGACCAACATCGTTCCAGACAATAAGATTTGGATGATGGCTACTGCTGGTTACAAGCCCGTTTATATCGGTCTTGAGGAAGGTGGAGACATTACCATTCAGCTCGACCCCAGCGAGACCGCAGACATGACCATCGACATCATGGTTTCTATGAGCATCGAGGCCGTTCCTGTCTGCGCTTCCAAGATTGCTATTATCACCGTGTGATATGGCACCAGAGGCGGTTATTCCGCCTCTGGATATGCAGATGAGGGTATAGCCGGTTCAACTCCGGCAATCTGCCTACAAAGCCGAAAACAAGGAGGAATTGATATGGCTAGAGGTGCAAAGACGCCAGAAGAGAAGGCCGCTTTCGCCGAAAAGATGAAGGCCGCACGCGCTGAGAAGGCCGCTGAAAAGAAACTGGCTGAGAAGGAAGCGCAAGAGAAGAAACCAGAAGCACAGCCAGAAAGTGCCACTACACAGAAGGTGACCGATACGAACGATGCTCAGTCTGCTGAAATTGAATTGCTGAAAAAGCAGGTCGAAAGCCTGATGGCACAGCTTCAGACAAAGCAGACTACGCAGGTTATCAATGTCATGCAGGACACAGAGAAAGTGGTTCTGCGCTGGCAAGCAGAGGTAGCCGACGATAACACAGAGATTTTTGGCCCGAATGGTATGTACGGGCAAGTCACGGGCAAGACAGGCAAGGTCATTGTTCCAAAGTCTGAGTGGAGCCGATTCTACACGGATTCTGTTCGTTGGAGAATTGATAACCGCTGGCTAATCGTCCTCTCTGGCCTTACCGATGAGGAGAGAGAAATCTACCGTTGCAACTATCGGGCGGGCGAAGTTCTGGATGAGCAAGCGTTCACAAAGCTGGTCGAAATGCGGGATGGTCTACTGGATATTTTCTCTGATCTGTGCATTCCAAACCAAGAGTTTGTGGCACAGAGATTCATCCAAGCATGGTATGACGGTAGGATTACGAGCGATGACCGTCAGCTCATCACAAAGCTGAACCGGATGAGCAGAGCTGCATATGAGAAGGCCGGAGTCCCCGCTACCGACTACCGCGCCAAAGGAGCATTTATGCCGCTGATTGAGTGGATAAACGCAAAAGAAGTCCAGTAATAGAAGGTGATTGAATGGCAACACAATTTGCAGATGTGATTACCGGGTACGCACTTCCGGTGATTGATGATGTAAGACTGCAAGAGGAGCTTGCTAAAAATCCGGCGGTTCTATTCCGCAAAATGTCCATATTCTTGACTGTTGCTATTCCATCACTTAATTACCCGCCTACTCTTGTTCCGTATCTTCTGAATGGCCTGACAGACGCACAGTATGATGATTACTACTGGGTAGCGGAAGAATCCGCGAAAGAAACGGTCGTAGAAACCGGAAAAACCGGATATGAGCTAATGAGTTGCCAACTCAACCAAGCCGCACGAGACGGAACGATTTACTCCACGCCGTATAAACAGGCAACATACGACCCGGAAACCGGGAAGGTTACATTCCCGGCGGGCATATCAACTGGAACGGAATTTCAACTGGACTTCTATTCTGATGGCACGTTTGCAAACGACCTCACGCCTAGCATAAAGCGCCTACTTGGTCTTGCTATCGCTATCGTATGGGACGAGAGATTTACGCGCAACTGGCTGAATATGCAACAGAAGATACATGATAAGTCTTTCGATACCGTAAACGAAGGAACTTATATGAGGGAATCTTCAAACCGACTGGAGAAGAACCGCGCAGAGTTCTTTTCACAGCTCCGAAAATACGAGCAAGACTGCGCATATGCAAAAGTGGTTAGCCGCCCCGGCAAGAGGACAGAGTTTGTTTAAAGAGAGGTGATACCTATGTCCAAGATAGACAGCTATATCAAAAGCGCCTTGATTCTGGACAGAAGCATTGCCCGGAACAACAACTCACCCTCTCAATATTCAGACCAGATCAACCCGTATCTATATAACGAGAGCACTGAATTTGTGCGCCAGTATGCGAAATATGCCTCTGACTTCTTTACGGTAGAAGCGCAAGGGCTGAATCCAGATGATTTCTTTGACTGGGTTAGCACAAGGGCCAGAATGGCAGATGTTTCCACGGCGACCGCCGCCACAACGAAGTTAGTTGATGATTTCAAAATGGTCTTGTTTGAAAGCTCGTCTATCCTATACTTCCCTATCGGCGCAAAACTGAAAGCTATGGGTTCAACGTGGATTTCAATCAATCCGCAAAACATCACCGCTCCCACCGGTTCGGGACTTATTCAGCGATGCAACAGCGTTTGGAACCATCTTGATTATTACGGGAATATCCTATCTGAGCCACTGTGTCTGATGAAAGCCGCAGAAATGGCAAATGATAACGATGAACAGCGACTCACCATTATCACGAAGGGCTATATGGATGTGCTGTGCCAGTACAACAGCGAAACCAAACAGCTCAACCAAAATAGCCGCCTAATTCTAGGTTCAAGCGCCTTTTCAATCACTGGCTATACGGACTATGTGCAGGAGTTTACAGGCGACTACAACAGCGTACACGTTCTAAGGTTCACAGTTCGTTACATGGAGCCAAACAACACCGACGATATGGTGAACCATGTTGCGGGTGGAAAGCTCTTTAACTGGAAAATTCTGATTGATGGCGCAACGACAATAGCTACCGGAACGAGTCAGACTTTCTCTGCTTCATCCGTAAGACAAGGAGAGACTGTCACTTCCACGGATGAGAACCCCATATCGTACATATGGGAAAGTTCCGATACAAACATAGCCATTGTTGATGAAAACGGGACTGTGAGTGCGCTGTCTCCCGGAACTTGCATTATTACAGCCAAGCTAGAACAAAATCAGAGCATATCTTCCAGTGTAGATATATCAACATATGTTTCCGTTTTCCTGCAAGATTCCGTTGGTGATTACGTCAAAGATAACACCGGAGACAAAATTGAAGCCACTCCAGACGGTCAACAGCCCGCCGGAACATCTGAGCTTAAATTCACGACTGAACCGCCAGCAATTCTATCTATGCTCGATTCCGCAACACTGAGCGTAGCACTCTATTCTGACGGTGTTCCGCAAGATACTGAAATATCTTGGGACTTGTCGGGTGCGCCGAAAGAATCTTACAACTTCTCAATACTGAGCCAAAACAGTATTAAAATAACCTGTTTTAGAGGTTCGGAAACTCAGCTCCAAATCAAAGCGAGCACTGGAAAAAAATCAATAACCACCGCTATCAAACTCATAGGGATGTGATGAAATGGAAAAATGCAAATTCGCATTCAGAAAACCCGGCGATGTAAGCATTCATTGCGAACTGCTTAGGCAGTACGCCGCAAGCCAATGTGCCCACCAGTATTACTGCAAGCGTAGTCGCCGGTGGGAAGCAAGCCCGCAGTCAAACACTTGCCCAATTAAGATAAGAGTGCTCGAAAATTCCACGAATAAGGAAGGAAATGAAGATGGAATTTGTAAGACTACAAAAAGAGGACGTAAAGTCAGCGGCTGATTATCTGCCAATGATGGAGAAGCGCAAGTTCATTACACTTGCCGCCTCTAACTGCATTGAACGTATCTCAGTCAGCTTGGAAGAGCCGGATGAGTACAGTATGCCAATGCCAAACTACTACAAAGAAGATCAAGCCAAAATGCACCGTTACCTCATGGGCGCATTTGTCAAATTCTATCTCAAGAAAGAGTTTGAACCAATCGCAGGCGATGATTACCTGATGGCGCAAGATGATTTCGACCGCTGGGCGGGTGGACACGTTTTCAACCAGATAGACCGCGCCAAGAAGGACTCTGAACTCAAGGACAAGTGCTTTGACATTCTGGAGGACTACAACAACCTACGTCGGATGTTCTACGCAGAAGTGCATTCTCTCATTGCCACAATGAATGACCCGTGCCAGCGCATTATGGCAATGCTTCAAATGCAAGGAACGCCCGAAAATGTGAGCAAAAGCATTGAGGAAGTGGACCGCCTGAAAAAGGAATGGGAAGCCACGAGAAAGCAAGTTGGTGATTCTTATGCCACTGCAAGTACCATTTGACTCCCCGTTCTATCCGTATGAAAAGACCCAGACCGGGTTTTCCGGGTTTAGGGGAGCAGAACAAATTCCGCATAAAATCATACAATATCTTCTTGACCTGCCGGACGCAAACGGCTATGAGCCAGCAGACGACAATACAAGACCAAGAGTCCGACTGATGAAGTACCTATGGTACGACGGTGCAAATCCTTTGAGTCATCCGCTTCCGACTCCGAAGGAGAAATTGTCGTTGCTTTTTAACGGAGATGAACCAGTTTTAAACACAGACGAACTAAAAGCGAAGCACCCAAAAGGCTACCGCATATTCCCGCAAGTTCTTTGGGGGCAGAGTCAAAAGGACGCACAAAGCACCCTAAAAATCTACATGGACAGGTCTGTTGCCCTCACGGATTTCAAGACAAGTCTTGGGATTACATTTGAGATTATGACTAACACCCATACAGACGGAAACACACGCACAGATGCGTATTCCCGGACATATGACATGGAGCAGTGCCTCCTAGAGGCTCTGCATGGCGTGAATATTGCAGGAGTCGGTGTTCTCAGCTTCGCTCGTGGCTCCCACGGAGATGCGGGAAGTAATGCCATCTACGATACATCCGGAACGAATGTTGGACGAGAGCTGCACATGAGCATCCTATGGATGGACAGCAATGCGGAAGCGGTAAACGACTATCAGTAATGATCTGGGGAAGGATGAAGGAAGTTGAAACTCCCAGCTCAATATACAAAAGCTATCGGTCGTTATGAACCAATTAGGTTCGGAGACGTGGTAGCATACCCTATCTTGATGGACGAATATGAAGAATTTCTGTCCGCAAAGCCAGCGATTGAAGCAATGCAGCAAACATTCAAAGTTAGATATGCCGTCAAACCGCTTCTCTCCGCTCTGTATGCAATGGACATGGATTCGGTCTTAGACGGAGAACAACCGCTGGGGTTGTTCAACTGCGCACTTGAGTTCTTAGCACTCTCCTTACGGCTTGGGAGAGGAAAAAGCTTGGAGGAGCGCATTAGGCAATTTCGGTTGATGTACTCCCAAACAGACCCTACTGATCTCCAACGCATAGCGTATACTCAAACAATCAACGGGAAGAAACGGGAAATTTCTATATCGCCTATCCTGTTTTCTGAAATGCGCCCTGTACTCGCAGCTCAGAACGGGATAGAGCTTATAGACGAAGCGGATAACCCTGAACTAATTCAAGCAGAGCGAGACATTGCAGAGTTGAATTGCCCACCAATGAAGCAAGACATCTACGCTGTCATTTCTACGGTCGCCACATTCTCACACTGCGACGAGTCAGAAATAAATTCATGGCCAATCTTAAAGTTTGATTATAGAAGAAGAGCTATTCAGCGCAGTCTTGATTACGTCATATGTTCCGTCAACGAGGGAGCAGGGTGCAAGTTCAAGGGCGGCAACCCGTGTCCCAGTCCTTTCTTCGATAAGCTCAAAACAAGCAACAGCGGCCTTATGGCCTTGTCCAACTTCGCTGGCGGTCAAGGTGAAAAGGCGGTTATGCAACAGATGGCGACTGGTGCTCAAAATGCGCCACCGCCGCAATTTCAACAGAAGGAGTGAAATAAATGATCTCTTTTAGCGACAAGCGCCTCTATGTGAAAGGCACATGCTCTGCCCTATGCTCCGATCCTGTCACGGGCCAAGTGCTGTATTACAGCAACAAGTTCCAAACTGGAAACGTGGAATCCAGCGTAACCCTGGGCGATATTCACGCAGGACTCGGCAATGCTATTGCCGCCATTATCCCATCTGACTCCGCGCTGAACGTCAATTTTGTTGCCGCAGACTTCTCTCTGTGGGCAAAGGCAGCTCAGGTCGGTGCGGCACTCAGCTATAATGCGGTGGTTCCTACCTGCCAAATCGTGACAGCCAATACTACAAGCCTCAAAATCGACGTTACAGATGGAGCACCTACCGCTCAGTACGGTTACGGTAACGCCTTCTGCCAAGTACAGGAAGTCGGAAAGCCCTCTCCTATTGCAACAGGCGGAACGCAGTACAGCATCTCCCCGGAGGGCACCGTCGCCGGATTCACGGCTACTTCCGGCACGAAGTATAAGGTGTGGTATTTCGTCAACCGTGCTTCCGCGCAGGTTGCGGAGCTGTCCACTATGTTTGACCCCCGCATCGTTCACTTTACGGCGCAGGTTGCCGTTTATGCGAATGACGTCTCCGCTTCCGAATCTCAGGGAACTCGCGTTGGATGGCTATATGTCATTGTTCCACGCATGAAGATGAACGGAGCTGGAACCATCACAGGCGATCAGAGCAATCCAGATACAACCAGCCTGACCGGTCAAGCCATTGCGTTTGATACCGATACGGTTTCCGCTGAATGCAGTGATTGCTCCGCCGGAACTCTGGCTTATTACATCTACTGCCCAGATAACGCCACGGAAGAGAACGTGGTCGGCCTAGCCGTCGTGGGTGGCGTCGTTTCCGTCCCACAGTCTACCAGCGCCCAAATTCCTGTTCGCTATGTCATGGCTGATGGTTCTCTTGTGACTCCGGCCTATAGCGCACTGACCTACAAGCTGACCTCTCCACCTTCTGGAACTAGCGTTTCCGATTCTGGCGTGATTACCGCAGGCGATACTACCGGTACCTGCACTGGAACGGCTACATTCAACTCTATGCAAACATCCTTTAGCGTATCCGTTGTCTAACCTCAAAGTCCCCGTCCCTCGAAGGGACGGGGACAATCACAAGCCCACGAATTTTCGCTGACTCGTTGGTTTGTGATTGATATTGTGGAGGTGTTCGCATGGCAGATAATATGGTTTTCTGCAATGAAACGCTGGAACAGGATATATTGCAGTTCGAGCAAGAGTGCAAGGATGCATTCTTTCAAGCTATGCCAGCACTCGCACAAGATATTATAGATGCCCTATCATCCCATATCCAGACGGATGTATACGACGTCTATACTCCAAAATCCTACAAACGCCGCAGAGACCATCCAGAACTCGGAACCTCGATCAGCGACATCAAAGGCTCTGGAATGGGCAGCTATGGGCGCGACAATGTAACTATTACTTACATCCCGGATGGGTCACATCCGCAATGGGAGAATCCGGCAAGCGGTGACGATTTAATTCGCAGAATCGAAAGCGGAAGCGGTTACGAATGGCGCACACATCCGGGCGCACGTCCGTTCTTTAAAAACTTGACCGCAGAGCTATTCGACGAAGGCCGCGCAGAGTGTTTCTTCATACAAGCCGTCAATGCCGCAGAGCCAAATATCGGCATTGATTATGGAAACGATTTCGATATTATACGAGATTCAGATGACTGGAATGGTTAAAAATCGCGCAGAAGGGCGGTTAGCATAAATGGCAAAAATCGTAGTCAAGACCCAACTCGATAACTCGGAGTTTACCAAGCAGGCGCAGCAGTTTAAACAGGAACTTTCAAAGCTAAAATCCACACCTGTTAAACTGAGAGTCGATACCGAAGGCATCGACTCAAAGGCTGTTTCTGCTATCGCCCGTCTGACTAAGGCACAGGCTGAACTTCTTGCGCAGCAGACAAAAGCTCAACAAGTAAACGCAGCGGCACAGAGAACAGAAACAAGCCTGGCTAAAGCGAAAGAAGCCACTGCACAGGCTACAGAAAGGCGGATAGCCGCTGAAAAGAAGCTGGCTCAGGAACAACAGCGCAGCGCAACACAAGCGGCTATGCAAGCCACAGAGACCCAGAAACAGGCTACTGCGCAAGCCCAACTTGCCCTCCAGCAGGAAAAGACATCCACCCAGACTGCGCGACTGGCCACGGAGCAGCAAAAAGGCGCTAATATAGCCGCAAAGGCGACTTCTCAAACTAACGAAATGACAAGCGCCAGCAACCGCATGAGCGAGAGTCTGCTTTCATCAGCTTCTGCTATGGCAAAATGGCAGATACTTGGCAATATTGTCAGCTTGGCGATTCGCTCTTTCAAGGATGCTCTATCCACAATGAAAGAGGTTGATAGCGAATTAACCGTAATTAAGAAGGTTACGGATGCTTCCGAAGATCAGCTTGCCGCAATAGAGCAGCAAGCGTATAAAACAGCTTCCGCATACGGGGTTGCAGCCGATAGTTACCTATCTTCTGCGGCCGATTTTGCAAGAGCTGGCTACAAAGAGCAGTCTGAATCTCTTGCCGAACTAGCTGTAAAGACACAGCTTGTCGGAGACGTTGACGCAGAAACCGCAAATCAGTTTTTACTTTCTCTTGATGCTGCCTACCAATACAAAGGCTCCATAGAACAATTGAGCCGTGTCTTGGATGGTGCAAATGAAATTGACAATAACTACGCCACCAGCATTCAGAAAATAGCGGAAGGGCTTGGCAAAATCGCCCCTATTGCTTCTCAGGCTCATGTCGGCGTAGACGAACTTTCAGCCGCAATCGGTACGATTACCGCCGTAACTCAAAGAAGTGGAACAGAAGCCGCCACGGCACTTCGCGCCCTATTTCTGAATATCATTGGAGACACAAAGACCGAGATTGAAGACGGCGCGACATGGACTGCCGGAGAAATCGCTGGACTCCGCGATGTCCTGAAAACTTATGCCCCGGAAGCTGTTAAGGCGGCAGAAGCGACAGGTCAAGTCATTAACCCGATGGAGGCAATTGGCGGACTGGCTCAATCCTTTAAGGATGGACTACTGACCGAGCAGAAACTGATGGAAATGACTTCTGACATCGGCGGCAAACTCCGTACATCTCAGCTCCTTGCCATTGTCGAAAACTGGGATATGTATGAGAGTATGCTCTCTTCTTTCTCTGATTCCGTCGGAAGTGCTGACAAGGAAGTTGAGAATGCTCTCGGTTCCTGGGATTCAAAGGTAAATATCCTTAAAAATACATGGACTGAGTTTATACAGCAGACGGTAAACACGGACTGGGTTAAGAAACTGCTGGACGGTCTGACAAACCTCATCGAATACACCGGCGATCTCGGAAATGCCCTTGTTATTGCGCTTGCCGTATTCACAACCATAAAAGCTAAATCAATCATTGGTTTTTTTGAAAATCTTGCTGTTCAATTCGCACTTCTCAAGATGGAGGTTTCGGATGCCGGTGGCGGTGTAAAGGGATTCTTCTCTGTATTAACATCTGGAGCTACTGGCGCTCAAATCGCTATGGGTGCTCTGACTGCTGTTATTACAGGCGTAATTGTTGCCTACAACGCCTATAAACAGCATCAAACAGAACTGCGTGAAGAAGCCACAGAAGCGGCAAAAGCCGCAAATGAGGAAATTTCTTCGCTTGAGAATTTGCGCCAGCAGTATGTTGAAATTATAGACAGCACAGATGATGAAACCGCAAAGAACCAAAATCTGACAGAATGGAAAAAGCAGCTTGTGGAGCAATACGGGTTTGAGGAAGAAGCCCTCAAAAACGTCAACTCTGAACGGCAGAACACTCTCGACCTGCTCGACTCTGAAATCGCTAAGAAATCCGCCACGGCTTGGGGAGAAATACAAAAAGAGTACGAAAAGGCGCAGGGCGCATATCAAAAGGCGGGTCAAAAAGAGACTTCTCTCGCGGGATTCACCATTTCAGAGTCAGACCTACAGCTTCTTGGCAAATACAGAGATGAGGTAGAAGAGCTTGGTGTTCTATTCTCAGATGCTGGCGATGGAAGCTATTTCATCGGTGTTCAGCAATTCGATGATGTGCAGAAGGGCTATGATAATATCATGGCCGCACAAGTCAAGCTGCGAGAAGCATCAGAGCAGACCGGAAAAGGTATATACAACAGTATTGCCGAAGCGCTCACTCAGGATGCGGACCGTAAAAAGAAAATCATCGATGAATACGGAGAGATATACGAAGAAGGGAACAAAATCTTCGCCCAGTACGATCTCACCAACAATCGCGCCAATGATATTCTGACCGTAGATTCTCAAGATTCATACGATGCGCTGACAGAATCAATTAAGAACAGCGTCACGAACCTTCAGGTCCAGGAATCTGAGCTGGAACTTCTCGCGCAAATGTTCCCGCAGTACAGCGGAGCAGTCGATGACAATACGACCGCTCTAAACGACAACGCAGACGCGATGGATGCGCTCAGTGAAATGTCGCAAGCGCTTGAAAAGAACCTCAAATCCGCTGGGGATGCGTTCTCTGATTTTTCCAAGAACGGCCAGTTATCCTATTCAGATCTCGTTGACTTGCAATCCGCCTTTAGCGATGTTGACGGAATTAACAATTACATAGATGCACTCAGCCAGACCGGAATAACCGCATCAGAAGTACAGAGCATACTAGGGGAACTCGTCACAAGAAAGGTCGAAGCCTCTTACACAACGGAACAGCTGGCCAATGCTAACGTAAATCTTGTAGCGGCAATGCTCGATGAGGCCGGAGTAGCAAACTCCCTTGAAGTCGCCACAGACATGGTTGCGGCGGCACAGGAAAACCTTGCCCAGAAAACGTATGAAGCGCAGATTGCATCCTATGATAGCGTCACGGCGGCGGTTGAATATGCAAATTCCCTATACGCAACAGGCCAAGCCTCGGATGATACATACAACTCCCTTATAAACCTAGTTGCGGAACAATTTATATTCAACAACGCTTCACTTGACGTATCTCAAAAGTGCCAAGCATTAGGCGAAATGGCAAACGCCGCTTACGATGCCGCATATGCGCTGGAATACGCAATGCAGTATCAGCTTGTCGCAGAAAGGCTCAACAGCAATCAGTTTATGACTGATGCGGAAAAATCCGCCTCTCTGTCCGGTTTGATGAAATCATGGCAGAAGAAGAATCCAGCGGTATATAAGAATGGTGCTAGTTCGAGCGGAAGCAGTGATGGCGGAACGACCTCTAGACGCCCCGTCACATTCAAATCGAGCGGAGGATCAGGCGGCGGCTCCAGCAGAAAATCAAGCGGAGGTGGGGGCAGCTCAAGCGGCGGCTCTAGCGCATCATCCTCATCTTCTTCCGACCCGCAAAAGGAAGCACTGGAAGATAGAATCACACTGCTACAAAGCGAACTCAAACTTCTAGAAGCGCAGAACGCCCCTGTTTCTCAGACTATCGCAAAGCGCAGAGAAATTGCCAACGCACTCCAAAATGAAATAGGTTATCTTCGCAGTATCGGCGGGTCGCAAACGGAAATCAATAATCTGTGCGTTGAATGGTACGGCGTCCTTGATGATATTAAGGACATGGAGAACGACCTATGGAGCGAACTGAAAGATAACATTTCAGATGCTATGCAGGCCGCTTCTGATGCCAAAGATGCCGCAATCGAAAAAATCAAACAGGAGTATGAAACAGAAAACGACCTGCTTGAAATTGACGAAAAGCGAAAGGCTGTTTTGGAAGCACAAAACGATCTTCTTGACGCACAGAATGAGCGTACAGTCCGCATCTACAATGCCGCAACAGGTCAGTGGGAATGGGTCACAGATGCCAGCAAGGTAAAGTCTGCGCAAGACGCTCTATCCGATGCGAAAAAAACACTTTCAGACGCAGAAAAGGACGCAGAGAAAGAATCCAGAATCCAGCAAGTTGAAGATGCCTATAACGCCCTCGAAAAGCAATGGAAAGACATTCAAAATTCCAGTTTTAATTCAGGTAGCACTAGGGATGCGCAAGCAATAATCTCCGACATTTTGAGCAATTTTGGATCATCGTCCGCTACCAACACAGTAAATCAGGTCAACGCTCTCTTAAACGCACTAGGGGCGTTTGAAGGCAGGACATATGATGATGGTGGAATTTTGTACGGAATGGGCGGAATCAAGGCAACTCCGCAGAATGAGGTTGTGCTGAACCCAAATCTTACTTCCAAGCTATTATCCCCTGTTGCAGACGACGTTTTCAAAAAGCGGGTTGCAGAGCTTGGCTATCTGTACGGAGCAAGTAGCGACATACCGAGAAGTGTCGTGCAAACATCTTCGAGCCGCATAAGTAATGTCACGAACAATGGCGGTCCATACTACCTAAACGGCATAAAAATTGGAGAAGATGTAGCACGAGGACTCACACTGGAACAGCTTGCAAAGCAAATGCGGACACTATCGCTTTATAACAACTGAGAGGGGGCAAGTAAAGAATGCTTTTTCAGCCCACAAACATATTCCCAAGCCTCACCGGAGGGCTTGGGAATGGCGTTGCGGATGTCAACTCCGACCTTACTGTTTCATGGCAAGTAAACGGAAACACACCTATGACATCGTTCCAAATTGTAATTTATAAAAATGACGCCACCTCCACAAAACTCTACGACACGGGCACTCTTACGGATGGATGCCCATTCCATGGAATCAGCTATACAGGAGATATTCAATTTTTTGGCTATACGATTTCTCGCGATGCATTGTATCAGGCCGGAGTACAGAACGGGGGGGAGTATAAACTTGTAATAACGCAATCGTGGGATGGTGGTTCAGTTACACAGAGCGCCGCATCTGCCTTTTACGCAAAGAAAACTCCGGTCATAAAAATCGCAAAGTTTCCGCAACAAATGCCATTTTCAAAATATACTTTCGAGCTTGAATATCCAGATAATTCAGATCCGCTGAACTGGATGCGCTGGCGGGTTGCTACATGGGATAACACCGCGAACGAGCCAAACGAAATTCTTTATGATACAGGAGATATATTCGGGGCCTCCGATCTCAGGTTCTTCTACGACGGTTTCCTTGCGGGAATAACCTATGCAATATCTTGTGAAGTTGAAACGGTATATGGAGTACAGACCTCAACGGGATGGAACACGTTCGTTGCGTCTTATACTTTGCTGGATTACCCTGGAATTGTTACGGCAAAACGAATCTGCGGGCATACCGGAGTATTGCTATCTTGGGATAAGCTGATCTACATCCCGGGAAATATCAGTGGAGACTACATTCTCAAAGACGGAACCTTAGAATTAAGCGACGACGCAAAAATCTATTGGGATCACGTCAACGGAAACCAGATGAATTTCCAGCCCCCATGGACGTTTTTATTCCGTGGAAAACTCTCCGAAATTCCGGGTGAAATAAGTCTTACTACAAGAAATTGCGACATATCCCTATCGCTCACCAACGCAGCTGGCTCTACTCTCTTCGTGGCAAAAATAAACGAAGAAGTGGTTTCGTCCACTCCGATTGCTAAGAGCGGTTACATCAATCAAATTGCCGTGACACCAACCAAGCTAATTTACACGACGGTGGAATTTTCGGGCGGTCTATTCCCAACCTCCACCCTATATCCATCGAAGACGTTGTACCCAAAGCCGACAAGCGAAATAATAACTAGCACCTATACAATAGATTTGTCCTACACGCAAACGGAATTGACTAAAATCTCCGTCACGGGTCCGGTTTTGTGTGACTACCTGTGGGTGATTGGGATAAATGCAGACGGAAGCTACATATCCAATATCTTCTCAAATACTTCCTTTGAACCGTCGTTTGATAATAAAGATACGTTGTTTTCCGCTAAGTTTGAAAATGAACTCGGAGCTGGAAATGTTCCCGGACTATCTGCTGACTTGACTGGCATTGCGGTTTACCGTAGAACCGGGGCGAGTGGAACTTTAAAGCGGATAGCAGATATGCCACTGTCACAATCCTCTGTTGCTGACTTTTCTGTTTCTTCTCAGATGGATTACACCTATTACCTATACCCTTACGGCGCGATGCGCATTGAAACCACACCTCTTACAAGCGAAACAATCAATATATGCTTCTGGGACTGGGCCATTTTGGAGTGCGCGGAGGATAGCGTAGGTGTATTCCATATGGTTAGCGAGTATTTGTTCGGTAAAAATCTTTCCAGCGGCTCGATTTCAAACAATAATTCTCCAAATGTCCTAGAGAACTTTACGCAATATCCGCTAGTACAGCTCAGAAGCGCAAATTACATGAGTGGCACCCTGTCAAGCCTAATTGGAATAATCAGAGATTGTGAGTATAGTGATACGATAGCACAAAAAAACGCAATATACGCACTCTCGACCTCCCAGAACGCACTTTTTTTAAAGTCCAGAAAAGGAGATGTTTGGAGAATCAGAATAGCTGGAAACATCCAAATGGACACTATGGATGACACGAAACAGCAGGCGCAAAACGCTTCTATTCCGTGGATTCAAATTGACTCGGCAGAAAGTTCCGCAATCATTTCCACCCCGAATGAAAACTTCTTTATAAACGCTTTATAACCACGAAAAGGCAGGTAGAATAGGATATGAGAAGCACAAGAACCGAACAGTATATCTCCTATCTTAACGCCCTAAGACGTCCATTCAAAAAGATGTGCCGACTCAGGTTTTTAAATCCAGATGGGAGTACAGCGTTTTCTATAGATAATAATGCGCACAATAAAAGAAGCTCCGCCTTTATTCAAGACGGAACACTAACCGTAAACCTTCAAAACGGGCAGCGAAGGCAGGCCGATATTACCCTTTCCAATCTGGATGGTGCATACGATTACAACATCAATTCTCTGTGGTTTGGACAGGAAGTAGCCATAGATGAAGGTTTAGTTCTTCCGGATGGTACGGAATATTACATTCCGCAGGGTGTTTTTTTGATTGAAACACCGACCGAAAACTATAATCCAGGAATCAGAACCGCACAGTTGAGTCTCATAGACAAGTGGGCCAATTTAGACGGAACTCTATTTGGAAATCTAGAGGGAACCTATCAAGTTCCTGTCGGAACAAATATTTTTTCCGCAATTCAAGGCATTCTAAACCTGGATAGGGGAAATGGAATTTCGCTCGATAGTATATCTCCTATATTTACGGAATACTATAACGGTAAAACACAGTCACTTCCGACCGGCAGAACTGCAAGTTTAACCGATACCCCGTACACACTCAAAGTTGACAGCGACAGTGGAACTTATGCGGATGTTATTCTAGGGCTTTCTGATATGATTAACGCTTGGATAGGATATGATAAAACGGGTGCGTTGCGAGTAGATCCGTCTCAAGATGATATTCTAGACACGGATAAGCCTGTTTTATGGCGCTTTTCTCCACATGAGATTGACTTCTTGGGCGCTACTTATACCGTAAAAAACACGGAGGTATACAACGACGTAATAGTGATCGGAGAGTCCCTGAGTGACTATACTCAAGCGGCAGGAAGGGCCACGAACCTAGATCCATCCAGCGACACAAACATCTATACATCCCTTGGCAAGCGAACCATACGCCTAAGTTCCAGTGGTTATTACACAAAACAGCAATGCGAAGATTTAGCCGTTTGGAAATTGAAGCGCATGAGCGTGCTACAAAAAAGCGTGTCTATATCATGTGGACAGCTTTTCCACATAGAGGAAAACAATTTGGTCGAAATCCAGCGTACAGATAAACTGGGGGCACCAGTTGAGCGGCATCTTATCATGGGGTTTAGTCGTCCACTCAGCCAAACAGGGGAAATGACCATATCCGCAGTATCTGTCAACGATTTTGCAACAGCAACGGTCACAAGTTGGCCGCAATAAGGAGGACACATAATGCCGACTATAAATGGAAAGTATACCAATCCCGGATGGGTCAACAACTCTGCTCCGGCATTGGATGCTGATGAGCTTAACGCAATGTCGAATGCGATTGAACAGAACCAAGAAAAACGTGGAGTGCAAATTGCATCACAAACGGCATCTCAATATCAATTTTCGTCCATAAGATATGCGCCAGAAAATCAGACATACCAAATAAACGCAATCGCCTACGGAGAAAACAAAGGGTTATGCGCCTGTATCAGCGGTTCCGTTTTGTACTACAACATAAACGGTATCGACTGGGTAAAGCGCACATTAACTCCGGCAGTAGTGTCGGGTAATATGTACGATATAACGTATGCAAATGGTTTATTTGTGTCCGTTGGCGACAATATCATGTCTGCCGAAACGCCGGATGGTAAATGGACTGCACATACGAGGCCAACGAACGCTGGAACTATGCGTGCAATCCGCTATATTTCTGGTTCTTGGGTTGTGGCTGGCGATGGCGGAATCTTTACATCATCCGACCTGAATACATGGAGTCAGACGAATGCTGCGTCTTGGAAGGATATGGACTCCGATGGAACCACCCTATATGCAATTAACTCCAGCGGAATCAAGACATCATCTGATGGTAGCGTATGGTCTGATTTTTCACTCTCTAGAAGCGGAAGTAAAATCTCCATTTCGGAGAAAGGTGAAATCTTCATAGTGGAAACTCAAGACGAGGATATGAGCACAGCCGCTGTATATTCTCCATCTACCTCGAAATGGACAGATTACTCTATCGGTGGAAACTATTCATCGATCGTGAATGGAACCGTCCTAAATTCCATCCCGTACTTGGTTGTTGACGTCACAGACCCAGATGACGGCACTGTCTCCACCGTGATTAAGTACGCCACATCATCAAGCAGCATTCAGACTGCAAAAATTTACGGTTATGAGCCAACCAAACTGATCTGTATCTGCACGTTTAATGACGAGTTATATCTCGGTGGACCATATGCAAATATCATAACGCAAATCCAAAATGTAACGCTATCCGACCCAAGCGGTCACGGAATCATACCTGCATTTTTCGGAGATCAACCACTCGCCGATTATGTAACAAGCGTAAAGCGGTACGCCGTACAGCAGACTGGAGGCGGCGGAGACGGGCAAAGGGATTGGATTGTTCGCACATACGCAAGCGGAACCAGAGAAATGTACCTTATTGGTTCTTATAGCGTAACGAGCGGAAGTGCGCAAAAGCTCAGTATACAAGTTGGTTTCCCTTCTGAAATTAAAGGGAGCGGTGTGGATAACACCCTTATATTCTCTGCAATATCTCCCGCAACATCAGACATTGGCGTTAAGAACGGAATCAGTTGCTGCGCAGAATACTATGAGTCATTGCTCGGCATTCCAAATATAACGGTTTATATATCTGTTAGCGCTGGTAACTTAAACCCATCTCAAGGCAGGTTCTGTATACATATTATTGGAACCGAACTTTAAGGGAGGGCTTTTGAATGGATCAACCAATATCTCGTGCCGAACACGAGGAGTTTAAAAGGCGGCTCGAAGAAGAGAACAAGCGACAAGATAAGCGCCTATCCCTCCTTGAAGGCAGCATCAGTCAAGTCACAAGCATTGCAATCAGCGTTGAGAAACTAGCGCAAAGCGTTCAGGCGATGTGCAAGGAGCAGGAGAAGCAAGGGAAGCGACTTGAGCGCCTAGAAGGTCGTGATGGTGAAATGTGGAGAAAAGTCTTGAATACTGCCATATCCTGCATTGTAGGAGCTGCGGTCGGCTACATACTATCCAAAATCGGGATTTGAGGGGGACTCACCAAATGCTTTGCCAGAATGTAGTGAAGAAATATTGGATTGCCCTGATTTACCATTCCGAAGCAGAAAGCACGATTAGAATCTGCGCAGAAACGGAAACTGCTGCTAGGCTCATAGCGCAGAAATACGGCGACGTTCTTTCGCTTTCTGAAATTGATAGTTAGGATGTGATTTGACGTGGCAACCAAGGATGACCTGACTTCCGTCGCAGAGTATGTATGGCGCTACATATCCCCCAAAATAGAGGAGCGCCTCTCACACAACGTTCAGTGGTATAGGGCAAAGGTTACTCAGGCGGCACAAGACGACAGAATATCAATCCAACGACCGTTTGATTCTACAGAGCAATCACTTCCATTCCTTGCATCTATGGAATTTGCAAATGCCGGGGACGAGGTAACGGTGTTTACGTTCGGTGGGGCTTCCGGCGGCAATAACAGCAATAGTGTAATTGTCAACAACGGTTCTTTTAACTATTTTGCGCAGGACTTCGTAGCCGAATCCGGTACATCGGGTGATTGGGAATACATCAAGTATACCTCTGGTCTAGCCATGATGTGGTGCAATGTGACAGCGGAATATTCCGCCGCATCCGTGTTGGAAAAATGGGTGAGCTATCCATTTGCCCTGCAAGCGGGAGTAGCGGCCTTCGGAACACTGGAGGGTGTCGGAAGCAATGCCGGTGCGGCGCTCGGCTGGAATGTCAAGATCGTCCCGCAGGGAGACAACCAGCACGCCCGCGTCTTTGTACACAGCCCCTCTGGCAGCTTCGGCGGCGCAGATGCGCTTACCGTGGCGGTGCTGGTGCTTGGACGGTACAAACAAGCAAATCAACCTCAAATTGTTGGAACGGCCACCGTCGGCTCCGTTATTACAGCAGACCAGCTGAATGCGATTGAGGATAGCAACGCCAGCACAGACAACAAAATTTCCGCCGTAAAGGAGGTCATGAGTAAACAGTGAGCTACACGAAGAAAATATGGAAAACTGGAGACGTAATAACTGCGGCTGACTTGAATAATCTGGAAGATGGTGCAAGTGCAAATGCCTCTGCTATTGCGGGAATCGAAAAAGAACTGCCAACTTACGTCGGTGCAGATGTGCCGCGTAAAGCAGCGGCCACCGTTACACCCGGAACAGAAAATCAGACAATCGCAGCGAACCAGTATCTCACCGGAGCGCAGACCATCAAGGGCGACGGAAATCTGAGCGCTGGAAACATCAAGAAGGGGGTTTCCATCTTCGGCGTGACGGGTACGCTGGAAGCCGGAAGCACGGGAACGGACACCAGCGACGCAACCGCCACGGCCAGCGACATTTTGTCCGGCGA